TTGCTTACCGACACAAAATTAAGAAAAGCTCTTGGCAAAAAGAGAGACCAGATCGAGGTCATATCGGACGCCCATGGTCTGAATGTCCGGTTGTCTACTTCCGGCAGTATAACATTCTTTTACCGCTACAGATGGAACGGGAAAGCCGCTCAGCTAACGATTGGCGATTATCCCACCACCTCCTTATCTCAAGCTCGCGAACGTAGACAGCAGTTCAGGGCCTGGTTGACAGAAGGACTCGATCCGAGACGGCAAACAGTTCTGGAGAAACAGAAAAAAGTCGAAGCGCTCACCGTTAAAGAGGCTTTCGATTACTGGGAAAAGTATTACTGCATCCCCGAAGGTCTTGTGAAAATCAAGGTTAACCGACGGGACTTCAATAACCATATAGCGCCTGTGCTGGGGAACATGATTGTTGATCAGACCACTAAAGCGCACTGGCTTAACCTTTTTGATGGCATGGGTCGAAGAGTTGTCACTGGTCAGATGCTTGGGCTGATGCAGCGTACGTTCCGTTTTTGCTCCAATCGAGGGGTAATTAATGTGAACCCAATTGAGAGCCTTAGGCGCTCTGACGTAGGTCTCACAGCATCCGTAAAAGATCGCAGATTGAGTGATGAGGAAATCAAAACAGTTTGGAATATCCTTCCTGAATTGAAGTACAGACAACAGCTGATAATGAAGTTTCTCATCATGACTGGCTGCCGGAGTACGGAGATCAGGACAGCAAGATGGGAGTGGTTCGATTTCCATGAGCAAACGTGGACCATTCCGGCAAGCGATTATAAAACCGGGAAATCGGTCAGAAGGGCACTTCCCGAGGCAGTAGTAAGAATGATGTTAGCAGAGAAGGAAACGTCAGTTTCAAAACACGTTGTGACACTGTCACGCTACAGAGGGCCAGAAGATGACAGACCGCCACTACAACCAAACGTCGCTCTGTTTTCTGCTCAGATTATAGCTAAAACAGGCATGAAGCCCTGGTCTCTCCATGACCTCAGGCGAACAGTGGCGACACGCCTTTCTGAATTAGGTGCGCCGCCACATGTTGTGGAAAAACTGCTAGGCCATCATATGGCAGGTGTCATGGCACGTTATAACCTGCATGATTATCTGGATGATCAGCGTCACTGGCTTGCTGTTTGGCAGGATCACCTTGAGAAGCTGGTTGGTCAGCCTCTGGTTTGATCCCCACGTTATCTTCCCAGGCCAACAAGTCTGAAAGTCTCCACCTTTTAGGGCTGCCATTTATTTTAGGCTGCGGGAATGGCTGAGCAAAGTAAGAGGGCATCCGGGATGGGGTGCTCCAGAAATAAAGTGTGCTGCGCGATATTTTGTATCTGGACAGAACGTCATCGGTTATCAAAATTTCATCTGATTTATGAGATGTATTAGTCATAAAAACCCCTTAGTTACATTGTCCAGGCAGATGGTGTAGCCGGCGCGCGCAGCTCATGGCTGTGGCCACATAGCTACTTTTTCTGTTAACAACTTCTACAGTGATCTTTGAGCCTTGAACCACCACCGTATAAGTTCTCTTTGTTTTCTGTCGCCCGTAGGCTCCATAAAGCTCAACGTGTTTTGCCAGTGCCGCATCGCACGCCTGGCGGCCCAGAGGGGAGTGTCTGCTTCGGTTAATCAATCGCATATACATTCCTTTATCGGGAGAGTTTCCCCTCCCAATCTGGTTAACCCACGTATTCCGGTTTCATGTCGTCCAGGGCGATGCGGAACTGGTCATACAGTTCATCACCGAGGTGGCGTTTCGCGCCGTTGAGAATGCCTTCAGCTTTAGCGAACAGTTCGACGGCTTCCGGTTCTCCGGGATTAGGTAGAGAGTTGATCGCGGCCTCAACTTTGTTTCGGGCGTCTACCATGAAATAACGCTGCACGGCTTTACCTTTCAGTTCGGTGAAAAGAACAGTGCCCAACACAGCTTTCTCTTTATCCAGATCCGCCCTGATGGCTTTTGCTGCATCGACCGATTCGGCGCGCTCAATGCGGTCACGGAAATCATCTGCCAGGGAATCAATATTGAGAGCTGAATCCTGCGCGCTGGTGGTGATGTCTGTTCCGCTGGTGATCTCTGCGACAGACATTCTTTGCGCCGGCGCCGGGTTTATTTCTCGCTCGGTCCTTTGTTCAACTTCATCCGGGCTGTAAACACCCAGGATGACTTCCGGGCAATACAGCCGTGCCCAGTATTTGACGCCCAGATAAGCGATCTGCTGTTTCGGGTTAGAAACCCACAAAGGAGAATTACGTGTGACGACTCCAGAGAGATAAAGTGGCTCCCCCCAGGTGATTTCTGATTCACCGCGCAGAATCGCGCCGACCTGGACGAATAACCCGATTTCGTCTTCATCAGTCCAGCCGCGCACCCGTTCTGTAACGCTGTATTTCCCATTTTTACCGTGTTTTTCCCTGGTAATTTCCTGCGTCCTTGTGCAACGTTCCCAGTCGCCGCCGTAGCGATAATGAAATCGACCGTTAATAGCGCTGGAACTGGCGATTACCGCGTTGACGAGCTGGGCTTCATATCCGAGCACGCCGTTTACCAGATGCGTTTTTTGCGCGACTGCATAGGGATTCATGCCCCACTGCATAGCCTGCATAACGATGGCCATGCAATCGGCTGGCTTACCTGCAAGGTGAGCTGGCACTGTCACTTGTGAATCAGCCATAAGGTTTGCGAAAGCAGTTAACTGACCGAGAGCCTGAACGTTAAAGATCGCGTTGCTAGCTGAAATGGTGTTTGGTGCCTGCTGTTCGGCTGTAACAATGTTAGTGTTTTCCATGACTGTTCCCCCTTATGCCTGTACGCGCAGCGCTTCGAGACGGCGCATATCAAAATCGTTAAGTTCTTCGGTGTAGTCTTCGGTAATCGGCGCCGGCCATTCGCCAGTGTCGAAACCGTTCGCGATGGCACGCATTGCTTTGCGATATTCCAGCATGCCGAGTTCCAGCATTTCTTCGGATGCCTCGATGATGGCGATCCAGTGGTAGTTCTCGTCTTTGTTGACGAATATCCAGAAGAACTGGTCAAGGGCTGCGGTTTCGCAGTACATAGCCGCGCTCAGGTGGTAATCGCGCTCGATGATTTCCCGGTGCAGCTTCGCACGCAGGCCTTCCTGCTTAATGTTCCACATACTGATGGTTTTCAGGTCCGCACCAATGCGCAGGCCGCCCATGTCTATCTCAAGGTCAGGGCGCACGCGAACTTCCAGCCCGGTTTCCTCATCAATGCCGAAATAGCTCACCTCGACGGCACGGCTCGGGTGCGTCAACAACTTGCCAGCGGTCGGGTGATTCAACAGTGCTTTCTGAATGGCCAGTGCCGTAGCCAGCTGCTGGCGGGTAACTAGCACTTTTCCTTCCGGGTTCTCGCGCCATGCATCCAGCAGCTCGTCGGCAAACACGGCATCCGGTTTTACCGATTTCACGGCCTGAATCAGATCGGCCTTTGTGCCAGAGACTTTCAGGGGCTGCGCCTTCTGTGCTTCCTGAGCAACCATGTCAGGATTAATAAGCGCCAGCTGTTCCAGTAAGGCATCGCGGCCACCGCTGGTTTTCACCTGGGCGGGCAGGGTGGCGTTGTATTCTTTGATGCAGGCCTTCATTGCGGTGGCGGTTTGCTTCTGACCGTCTTCAATGCGCTGGAACTCAGCAGGTAAAGACATATAACCCTGGCCGGTTTCTTCAACTGATGTACCCAAGGGAACCTGGGCGGGCAGATTCGCGTTGTATTCCTCCAGGAATCTTTTGATGTCATCTGCGCTGAGTAAAACCGGAAGCCCGTTGTTGTATTCGTCGATAAATGCGCGGATCGTCGCCGTCGTGGTGAAGGCGCCTTCCGGGATTTCCGGCTCGATACTGAATTCTTTTTCCAGCTGATCAGGCTGCAGCGCCAGTGCATGCACCAGATTGCCCATATCCAGAACAGGAGATCGCACCTTCTGGATGGTTTTGGATACGTGGCGCGCCTCGAAATACATCAGCGATACCCGGGCATCTTTAACCATCGTGGAGCTGATGCCGTTAGCGGCGTGGTAGACCTCATTTGGCACGCCTTCATATCGACCAGGCTCGAAATACTCCGGCCATGCTGGCGCTGCTTGTTCAGCCTCTTCCTCTTCATCGCTATGAGCACTCTCTGAAACCTGGCTTTTCAGCACTTCGGCGGTAAGATCCGGGCAGCGTTCAGCCAGTATTTTGCTCATGTTCACGGCAATTGTTTGCGCAGGAGGCTCATCAGCGCCTTCGCCTGCTGATACCGCATTATCATTTTCGTCTTCGACCGGCTGAGCCGTTTCCATCTGCACATCGCTGGAGGTTTCCCCGGAATTAGCTGGATGTAATTTTTTTTCTGCAGCGCGCTGGCGCGCCTGGTCCACGATAGAAAGTGCTGGTGCTGGTGCTGGTGCTGGTGCTGGTGATGGCTGGCTATCCATCAGACCATCAATCGAAAAAACACCATTGCCCATGTTTGAAACTTCAGGCTGTTTGGGTTTGGTCAGGTCTTCGGTTATCCACTTCGGATCCGTGGGGTCACTGATGCCTTCGACATATTCGCCACGTTCGGCGGCCAGAACCTGATTAGCGTCAGGGCGTTTCTTTTGAGCTTCTTTCACCAGTTCGGTGCCAATTACCTGAAAGTCAGTTGGGAGAGTTTCCAGGTCAGGCACTCCTTCATCTCCATCGATAGCCTTTTTCACAGCGTCCAGAGTGACGGCGGCAGATGAAACATGACCAGCTTTTTCAAGAGTCTCAGCAGAAGGGGCGTCATGCTTATGCTCGGTCAGGTTCGCATTGATATAGGTCTGCAGACTTACCGGGAAATGATGAATGTCGCTGGTGGCGCCACGAATAAGGGCAAAAATCGCGGCGCGGGAATAATCCAGGATGCCTGCAACCTTGCGCAGCGCTGCCGACCATTCCTTGAACGGACTTTCTTTCTTCTGAACGATCTCTTTGGCCCGGCGGTGAATTGATGCCGGGAAATTGTAGATATCGAAATCCATTGGCATTGTGGCCAGGGCTATTTCTACATCGAGCGTATCAAGGGTATGGGTGTAGTCAGGGTTGCGATCGGTTTTATTACCGCCGCCAGCATTAGTTCCTGCATCAGTTTTCAAAACCGAAGAAATGCAATTACCGGCAGCCCATTCCCTGGTGAGAATGCCGCGGTCGATCCCGTTCGTGGCGAACCACAGCTTTGCAAACTGAATACGTTTGCCGAGCTCATGCCGTTTCCCTTCCGGGAAGACTTTTTTATTGGCGCTGGTGAATTTCCAGAGCGCCGGCATATCGTATTTTTTGATTTCAGGGACATTCTCGGCGGCCAGGATCAGGTCCTGGACGGCCGCATTATCAGTGTCCATTTCAAGAGCTGACAGCTCCTGCCGGTGAGGCATGCTGATATGATAAACGTGACGTTCTTCAGCCATGTACTGCGCCAGCAACTGAGCGCGAAAGGGGAGTTCTGCCACGTTAAAAAGCGCGCTGGAATCGTCCTGGTATTCATCACTACCGAAAGTTTCCACGGTCTCATCTTGTACCGCGTCGATAGTGGTATTGGCATCAACCGGCTCGCCACTAACAGGCTCAGCGGGTACTCCGGCATCATTGATGAGATGCTCCGCAGGCGCCTGACCTGGCTTCAGAGCCCAGGTGCGACCATCATCACCGAGCTGGTAGCGTTCGCACCATGAGTAATCGAGAACACCTTCCGCCGGCAGGTCATTGAATACCGGGAAATCGGTGCGAATTGGTTTTTGATAGTCTTTGCCGCGGCCTGTTTCGATCCCAGCGTCTTCCAGATCGACGTCCAGCTGCAGAAGGGCGCGAGCTTCTGATTTATTAGTGCGCCAGATTACGGCATCAGCTTTACCCGATTTTTGAGTCGCTTTTATCAGATAAAAATATTCCATGTGATAGCCTCTATTTTGGATGTAGAATCCCCCGGGCCATTGGTAGCGCCCATTCAGGGTGGTCATTGGTTTTGGTAATTTCCGGTGTAACTTTGGTCGGTGGCACCGGACGTACAGCCCGCTTCGGCGGGTTTACGTTAGCCCTCGTGCGCCATCTGGTCGTAAGAGGCGCAGCGTTCAGAGCAGTACTCTTTTTCTTTTCGTGCGAGCTGGTTCCCCTGGAGGTACAACAGGGTGCTTACCACTGGTTTTCCCTCGATTGCTTTACGGCAGTAACCGCATTTCTTCTGCATTCTTCCCCCTACATTTGCACCGTGAACCCGGCCGGATGCTCGTCCAGTACACCTTTCAGCGGATAACATTCGGCTTTCACGTGTTGCTCTTCTGCAGCTGCCTTGCAGTCATTCTCAGTGTCGTAAACGCCGAGCAGGACATCCTGATTACCGCCCGTCAGCATGCTGACGGTGAGAACCAGGGCAAACATCGTGCTCATGAAGGGTCTCCTTTTTGCGCGAGCATGTAGCACACCCGGCGGATGAAAGCTGACAGCGGACTTAAACGAACAGCCTGCTGACGAGCGGGTTTGCGTGCGAAATCATTCATAGAAATATCTCCCTCAGTACGCTGAAAAGCGCGATCCAGATGAAGAGCCCAATTACTGCCGAAATGACCATGGCTCTGATGCCTTGTTTACTCATTTCAACCTCTGCCTTGTCGCCGGCTAGCGGAACGTTACTACCTACTGCGCATTGATATTTCCACCTCATCCCGGCATTCGTATGCTCCGGGCAGCTACTTCGTGGGCGTCCTGCCTTGGTGGGTTGTTGCTGGGAATAAGTAAAACATTGCTTTACCATTTAGTCAAGTTTAGATGAACTGATTTGTAAAGCATTGCTGTATCTGGCGATGGGGTACATGGCTTTAGTCGAGGTTTTCCGTATGTGTTATGCCCATAAAGACATCAATGGGCCGATAGTATGGGGTATGAGGATGAGTTTTTCGTGGAGATGCACCCGCAAATAGCGCAGGTTATCGGGATAGCGGTTTTGCAGCTACTGGTTGAAAAGCAAGAGCCGTCAAGAGAGGCTCTGATAGAGATGATTCAGGTATCGTGGCAGGAAGACCAGGTCGATCTGGCTGTGGAGTTGGCTATTGACGTTCTGTCGCGACCAAAAGAGTAGGGCAATAAAAACCCGGCTCGGAGGCCGGGTCAGTAAAAAACTTAAGCGGGTAAGTAGAGATACGATTGTGGCGGTTTAATGTTTCCGCCTAAGTCAGAGATGGGGAGAGGCTCCTGATAGCGTTCGACCTCACCGATCTTTATAGCGTATGCCTTGTCTCTGCCCGAGTAGTAACTATCAAAAAACTGTTTTGATATACCAGCATATTTTTTCGTTTCTTTCCATAAAGACTCTGGCTCTCCGGAAAGGATAGTTTCTATTTGGAACTGACCAACGACTTTACCAAGAGGCATTGTGGCATAGATTACAACAATGCTGATCTCTTGATTTTTAAAAATACCTTTTCGAAACTCAAATCGTTTAGTACCGTCCAAAATTTTTTCTGCGAATTCTGGCTTAATGGATAATAAAACTTTCATTTATACGACCTAACTCTATGATCTTAAAAAACTGCTCATCAGTAAGTTGAAAATGACTCCATCTAAATCCACGAGCACCATTTAAACCGACCTGATCAATCAGACTAGCACGATTTGGACGTTTAGGTAAAGATATGTTATAGGAAAAGCGTATAACATAGGGGTAACGCTTATCTTTGTAAAAACCTCTGAGTTCCTCTTCAGAGAAGACGCTAAAGCGAAGGCAGTATTCGACAAAGCTATCTTCATTTCGAAAATCATCAATGGTTTTTACTGACTCGACGACACAAACCGTGGATGCGACTGCACGGTAGTGCGCTGGGCCTTGTCCATCTCCTGTGCGATAGATAACAATAATATCGCCCCTGTTCATGCGGGTAACTGTTGGCATCCCACAAATGTATATTTTATGTATGCTGTTTGCGTGAGAGATGTCTTTAACAATATCTGGTGATTCGTTAATAAGCTTGGAGTCAGGGAATAGTCTTGTATGATAATCTGGATATATAGCAAGAAGGTATTTATTTACTTTCGCTGTTAATATTCTGGGATAATCCAACAGGATATCACCGTAGACATCACGCAAGGAGCGAGCATATACATACTCTTTTCCATTATGCGTTTCTTTTTCACCATGAACATAAAAACCATAGGTTTGGAAGAGTTTTATTAGGTGGGCATGTTTATCAAACACTGTGACGTATATGTCATCAGAACCAGATGAAAAAGCATGGTCAAAGGCTTTTTTTAAGAAACGCTGTCCCCTGAGTGTTCCTTTTGACTCGAACTTAAATGTACCTATTTTTAAATGACGGCCGTGAGGCAATTTGGGGCTTATGTCGTTGGCATCATCATTTTCCTTAAGGTACATGAATCCTTCAATTTTGTGATTTTCATCGTAGAGAATGTAGGCGGATTCATTAGCGTCGGCTTTTTTCTTGAGCCAATCGGGGAACTCTTTGTAATCACTCTTCAATGAATCAAAAAATGGGTCGTTATGATCAAATTGAGAGAAACTTTCATACCTTAAGCTATCCATGTGCCCTCACTTATAATCGAAAATCTCACATTATATTAATGCCCGTAAATCATTCAGATGTTTACAGTTCATTCACCGTCGCCCTTAATCCGTCGCCCCATGTACTTGGCGTACAGCTCATCGAGTTCTTTCAGCCTCAGAGATACGATCCGCAACATGTTCTGCTGCTCATCTTCGGGCAATTGTCGATAGAGTTCGAGCAGACGTTGCTCGTCAGCTTTGAGCCCGTTTTTCTCCCCAACATCCTCACCTAACAACCATGGAACCGAAACTCCGACAGCATCGGCGATTGCCAATGCAGATTCTTTACTGATTCGCCCTGTTTTGAACCAGCCGGAGACTGCCTGCTTACTGACGCCAGCAATTCGGGACATCTCAGTTTTTGAGATCCCTTTAGCATTCAATTCTGTAAGCCTAGAGATCAGGCCTTCGGTCGGGGTTTTATCGCTCATGTTCTCATTGTAAATAATTGCTTTACTCCTTGGTAGGCATGCTTAGGTTGACCTCAAAGTAAATTAATGCTTTACTTTGCGCTATCTAAGGAGGTCATATGACTGGTATCGAAAAAGCTATACAAAAGTCTGGTTCTGCAAGCGCGCTGGGTTTTGCTCTGGGCGTAACGAAAATGGCGGTTTCTTTTTGGCGCAAAAATGGGGTTCCATCCTCACGTGTAATCAAAATTTATGATGCGACCGGAGTGACTCCTCATGAGTTACGCCCAGATCTTTACCCAAACCCCACTGACGGCCTGCCGAAACAGGAAGGCTGACTATGCAAACACTTTCCTTTCAACAAAATACCGGATTCAACACCGGCGCCCTGATAAAGCGAAATCAGCTGAGAGAGTCAGATCACGACGCTATTCGCTTTGCTGTTCGCGCCTGGGCTGCAGCTGAGGGCCAGGATGTTGTGTCGGCACACATCATCGATGAGTGGCACCAGCAGGGCGGCGAGGAGATCGCGTTCCCTGATGATATCAGCCGTGCCCGACAGAAGCTTTTTCGCTACCTGGACAACCCTGCCGATTCTGAGCGCTATCGCGAGTACGTTCGCCTTCTTACCCCGGCAATCATGGCCGTTCTTCCGCTGGAGTTCCGACATCGTCTGATGCCTCAGGAGGATATTTTGTCGCGCCTGTCTTCGGCCATGAAGGAATGCGCTGAAGCAAAGCAGGCGGTGATGCTGAACGCGCCAGAGCACCAGAAACTGAAGGAGGTGAGTGAGGGAATAGCGTCGCTTTTCAGGCTAATGCCTGAGCAGACAGGAGCACTGATGACGATCGTGAGCTCAATGCTCGGCGTGATGTAAGCGGGGTATCCATGAATCACATCGAATTTATTGAAAAGAACGTCCGCGAGGAACTTCTTCGCCAGGGCTTCACGCAAGCAGTGGCTCAGGGGGGGGCATACCAGGCGGTCGATATGTACAAGCGGATGTTACAGGCAAGCCGCAAAGGGGGAATGTTTAACGATGTTATGCGACACGCAAAGTTATGGGCAGAGAAGCAGACCAGCGCAGCTGAACGCCGGGAAGCAAAGCGCAAAGTGCGAAAGGGCGGCGACCAGGCTGGGTTGTTCTGAAAGGGTGAAGACTGTTGTGCGCCAACACAGCCAGTCTTCGGGTGAATTAATTGGGTCAATTCACGGGATGAAGTATGTCAAATACCGCTGAAGTTATCAATTTTCCGATTAAAACCGAGCGTTCGGGAGGTCAAATGGCCGACCTGGCTAACGGGTATACCAAGATCGCAAACGAGATACAGAAGCTCAAGCCGCGTCTGCGGATGTCAGGTCGTGAGTGGCAGTGTCTTGAGGCTGTTATCTGGCTTACCTATGGATGGAACAAGAAGCAGGACCGAGTAACAAACACGGTGATTGCTGAGCTGACAGACCTCGGAGAGTCGCATATTTCCGACACAATCAAATCTCTCGCGGAGCGGAAAATTATCTTCGCTCATAAGCAGGGAGTGATGAAAATTGTCGGTATAAATACTGAGCTATCTGAGTGGATTTTAGACAAACCGAAAACGGGAAAACTCTTCCCGGAATCGGGAAAAGTGTTACCGAAAACGGGAAAACCTTTCCCGGAAACGGGAGACACCCAATACAAGAACAAGAACAATAGTAAAAGATCTTCTTCGTCTCGGAATTCTAAAGAATCCCGAAACGAGGAAACCTTGAAGTTTCTCTCTCGTCATCCAGAAGCGGCCGATGGGATTTATACCCCTGCGGGTAAATCCTGGGGAACAGCTGACGACCTCAAAGCCGCGCGATGGATTTTCGATAAAGCCCTTACCGTGAATGCCTCCCTCTCTGAGCCGAACTGGGTTGAATGGGCGAACACCATCCGCCTGATGCGCCTGCAGGACAAGCGCACTCACTATGAGATCTGCGAACTGTTCAAGTGGGCAAATGAGGACGGTTTCTGGCAGGAAAACATCCTTTGCCCCTCAAAACTACGTAAGAAATGGGATCAGCTCACAACTAAACGCTTGCGCAGCCATGGTCCATCAAGAAACTCATCAGGCGCCAGTGCGCTGGACAACACAGACTGGATCGACGGGGTACTCGAATGAAATCTATCGCAGAAAGCATGCACAACTTCGACCGTGAAAACTTCCAGCGAGTGGCTGCCGGGCTTCCGGAAATGCAGGACGAGCAGGCAGTAAAGCGCCAGGCGGCCAAGACTGCGGAGATCTTCAACGAGCTATTCCGCCAGCTGCTTGCCGTATTCCCGGTGCTGGCCAACAAATCTGTGGAAGACCTCAACGAGATGCGTCGCCAGTGGTTGTTGGCGTTCATAGAGAACGGGATCACCACAGTTGAGCAGATTAACGCAGGGATGCGGGTTGCGCGCAAACAGGAAAAACCATTCATGCCATCACCGGGACAGTTCGTCGCCTGGTGTCGTTCTGAGGAGGTGGTAACTGTAGGCCTGCCAGATGCGAGTGAGCTGGTTGAAATGGTTTACCAGTATTGCCGGACTCGCGGCCAGTATCCAGACGCTGAGTCGTACCCATGGCCTGAGCACAAAATCGAACCGTTAACGCTGAAACACAAAGCCTGCTACTGGATGGTTACTGGCTTGTACGCAGACATGCGCGCAAACGGCCTCAGCGACACTGAGTTGCGACGTAAGGCGCAGGATGAGCTGCTGCGTATGGTTCGTCGCTTGAATTCCGGGGAAGTGATTCCCGAGCCGGTTAAACAGATCCCAAAGCTTGGCGGACGTCCGCTGAGTAACGAGCAGGGCTTAAACAAAATTGCGGAAATTCGAGCGAAATTCGGTTTAGGCAGAGGGCGGAATCATGGCTAGAGCATTGTCAGCAGTTGAGCGCAGAGAGTACGTCCGCGCAGTGATTCGGATCACCAGGCATCAGGGGCGTATCACGACCTCCGAAGCAATGAAAAAACTGGGGCTGAGCCGCGCTACTGTCCAGCGGTATTTTTCCGAAGCAGAAGCGACCGGCGAGGTTGTCCGGCATGGTCGTTTGGGGCTTTTCCGCGATCAGCGGGCCGTCATCGACTTTGACATGAAGCGTTTTGGCCTGGTGCCGAAAGTTGCTGTTGGGATGAATTACAGCCTGCTTGGCAGTCCTGTTTTTCAGCGAGTTTTAGATGTTCAGGAGGCTATTCATGGCTAAGAATTCAATCGATGTATACGGTGCCAGCGGCAAAACAAACGTGCTCAATTTCGAGCCTGAAAACCTGCACCTGGTCACCGATAAGACCCACCCACTTTACGATGAGCGTGTACACCTGCCTATCGAGGAAGGGATGGTACTGAACATTGCGGAGCTGGGTGTACTGGAGCCGATCATCGTCTGGAAAGACCCTGAAACGGGGCTCACCTGCGTAGTTGTTGGCCGTCAGCGCGTTAAACATACCCTGGAGGCAAATAAACTCCGTCTGAAAGAAGGCAAAGACCCACTGCTTGTACCTGGAGTCGTTAAGCGCGGATCAGCAAATCAGATGGCTAAATACATGGTCAGCGAAAACGAAATTCGCCGACCTGATACACCGCTTGGCCGGGCTAAAAAAATGTCAGATGCGCTCGACCGCGGGCTCGATGAGGACGACATTGCGGTGTTGTTTGGCTGCAGCGTTCAGACCGTTCGAGCAACGCTCTCCCTCCTCGATGCTACTCAGGCCGTCAGGGAAGCGGTGGAGGCTGGCACAGTCACCGTTACCCAGGCGCGTCAGCTGGCATCGCTTAAACCAGAAGAGCAGCGGGAGAAGGTCTCTGAAATCGAAGCGGCGACAGCTGGTACCACCGGCCACGAAAAAGCCCGTCGGCAGCGCCAGATTCTCGGTGATGCAAAGCCTCGCCTGAAAACCCGCAAAGAAATCACAAAAGCCCTGGAATCTGCCGAGGGTGAGTATGCGAGCGCACTCCGTTGGGTGCTTGGGGAGGCCGTATGACAATTATCAAAACCCATACCGGCACCGTGATCACTAAAGACGGTCCGCAGGTAAAAAAACTGCACCAGACAGTGCGGATGTGGGTCGTCGGCAAAAACGAGTTTTACCACAAAGGAACCGGGCGCCGTCACTTTGCAGAAAATACGCGCCGCCGGCTGCTGCTCGACACCATCAAGCCTATCGGGGTGAAGCATGTTTAAACAGAACGAAAAGGCTATTTCACAGATTGCGGAATATATCCCGCGTGCCTGCCGGGGTATGCAGCTGCAGGAAGCCAAAGCGCGCCTGGAGAAAAAAATGCGCACTATATCGATGATGGCTGTGATGCTGCCGTACTTAATGCGGCCTTTGCGCCAGCTCTTAACAGCCATACGAGAGAGTCTTTTTTTTCGTGCATCGCAGAGCAGCTGCATGAGGGGGCTGACAAATGATAACCGGGACTACTAACTATGACGATGTGACAGAAGTCCGCTGCAATTTGTGCGGCGGTTATTACAAAGCCGACGATCCGGAAAGTCACGAATGTGAGGATGCAGCATGACTGATATCACCGAACTGGCGCAGAGAGCCAGAATCAACGCTGAATGCGGTGAGCATCTTTCCCCGGCGGAGACCATGGAGCTGGTAGAGGCACTGGAATCAGAGAAACGTATTTGCGCAACGTGGAGAAAAACAGCTAAGTCGACCGGTGAAAAGCTGGAGAAGGCGCAGACCATCAACGCAGCAGCCGAAAAACTGGTCCGCTGCAAAGGTCGCTATCACAGCGAGCAGAACTATCGAGCGCTGGCGGCGCTGTTTGGCGTGAACACTCCAGATCTGCCGCCGCTGGAGCATGAAAACGTCCATTATGCCGATACTGCAGAGATGGAGATTGAAGCACTGCGCCAGCGCATCGCCGAGCTGGAGCGCGAACAGGAGCATCTTCGACCAGTCGGTGTAATGAGCGAGAAAGCATTTCACCGTCTTGAAAACAGCGAATGTCGCTTTATTGCGTTGTGGCCGCGCCCTGGTATCTTTTTGCCGCGCAAACGCCCCGAGGACGGCGTGCTCGTTTATGTGCGTACAGCTGCCGCCGCTGGCTTCAAGATGGAGGATGAGTGATGGCTATAGAAAACCCGAGTTCATGCCCGCACTGCGACGGTGAGAATGGATTCCACACGAAAGAGGTTGTGGATTTCGAACGGTTTTATGCTTGGGATGGTTCATTCCTTGAGGGGCAGCACACCAGCGGCATTCGCGGCGGGAAAGCATTCTACTGCTGCGACTGCGGTCGGAATATAACATCGCGCATCAATAAGCCAGGAGCCAAGCAATGACCAGCAAATTAACCAGAGAGCGCCTGCAGGAAATCGCCGAAGATGGATTCCTGAAGCATGGCGAAAGCAAAGAGTTGGCCCGTATGGCGCTGGCCACAATGGACAGCGATCCGGTGGGATGGACTGACGAGCAAGAGCTGCGTGACGTTGAAAAAGATGGCTGCGGGTATCTCTTTAAAGCCAATCCGATCACGCTGCACGCTGATCCTCGCCGTGTCATTCTGCTCTATCGCCACGCGCAGCCAGCGCCGGTAGTGCCGGAAGAGGCTACTCCGGACAGTATCGAGATTCTTGCCAGCGCCAGGCGTCGTGACCACGCTGTATTTCAGTGGGATGAAGACCAGCGAAATGCGGCCGCTGATTCCTGGAACGCCTTCCGCGCCGCCATGCGGCAGGAATTAAAAAAAAGTGCAGGAACTGAAGCGATCTGCAGGAGTGACGAAAATGTGCAGGTGCTGCACACCAAATCTCCGGCGCAATCCGATTGCTGCCCGGCGCAAAACCAAGGATGGATTCCGGTAAGCGAGCGGATGCCGGAGGATGAGCAGGAGGTGCTCACCATAAACAAAATGGGCCATCGCTTTGTATCATTCTTCGATAAGCACTCAGGGCTGTTTTTCGACAGGCTTGATGCGCCAGCAGCATGCTGCATAGAGCACGTGCTGGTAACTCACTGGATGCCGCTGCCGGCCGCCCCGCAGGAGGTGAGGTGATGGCCTCTTCCCTGGAATATGCCTGCAAACGCCTGCAGGAACTGGAAAGCCTGTTGCTGGTGGATGTGCCTGAAAAAAGGTATTGCAACATGATAAAACCCGCTTTGGCGGGTTTTTTATTATGGAAAAACATCAATCTAAACATAAGCATGGTGTTGGCAAAAAGTGCTGCAGAGGGGTTGAACATTTCATGCAACCGGTATACTGTTTATTTGTACAGTATTCATGTGAGGTGCTAACCATGAAAGTTGAAGTCACAATTGATAAACATAAAAAACTCCCTGATGGCGCCATACCTGCGCTTGAGCAAGAATTGCTGCGCCGCTTGTCCCAGTCTTATGATGACTGCAAATTAACCATTCGACGCACAAGCAACGATGGCCTTAGCGTTTTGGGCGGAGCTGATGGCGATAAAAAACGCGTTGAGCAAATTCTGCAAGAGACGTGGGAAAGCGCGGACGACTGGTTTTACTGATTCACCTTTTGGTGGCTGGCATTTCCCAAAGCATCGCAATAAGCGTGTCCCTTTGATGCTGTCACCGGACTTTTTTTTGCGTCTGTATGTCGCTCAGGGGGTAGTGTGAGTGATGGTATTGAGGTTCCTACTAATCATTCCTGGTACGATGTTGTCAGGAGATCAGATGGCGCCATTATTTGTAGCTTCCCGGCCGAAGGAAGGCATCTGATTTACAGGGTTAATGGCATAATTTCAATGCGACCTTTATTGCCCGAAGAAGAAGTTTTTACTCTAAACGGATTTATGAAATTTGCGGAACGACTTGGCTACCGAGTTCTCCCACCTTCTGATAATATGAAATCAACGGCCTGAACAACCGTTACCTACTGCGCCACGGAGAGAAGCCATGGCGCAATTGCACTTAATAAAACAATCTCAAGGTATCCTGATCCCCGCGACGCCGGAGACCAGTGATTTTCTGCAATCAAAATGCAAGCTCGGATCCGTTCTGGAAGCCGATTATAAGCTTGTCCGCAATCCGGCGTTTCACCGCCGTTACTTTGCTTTACTCAATCTCGGCTTTGAATATTGGGAACCTACCGGCGGGGCGATTTCGTCTAACGAGCGCAGGCTTATCACAGGTTACGCCAAATACCTTGCTGCATATGGCGGGAGTGAATCGGCGTTGCTTGATGCCGCCGGGCAATATCTCGACCGGATAGCTGAGAAGCGATCCGGCTATATCAGTATTTGCAAATCCTTCGATGCTTACCGGGCGTGGGTCATCGTTGAAGCCGGCCACTATGACGCCATACAGCTGCCGGACGGCACGCTGAAAAAACACCCTCGCAGCATTTCTTTCGCAAGCATGGACGAATGCGAGTTCCAGGAACTGTACAAAGCATCGCTGGATGTTCTCTGGCGGTGGATCCTCTCTCGTTCATTCAACAGCCTGCAGGAAGCTGAGAACGCCGCCAACCAGCTTTTAAGCTTCGCGGGGTGATGCCGATGAAACACTCATGGTTTCACCATCTCGAATGCACAACGCAGCAGGCCGACGAATTGGTAGCGAGATATCGTCAGCGGGGCGTAAAGGTCGAACGAAGCTTAAACCCTGACTTTATGACATGGACCGTCAGCGCGCAGCTGGTGAAGGACAAAAATCCGCCTCGGCCAGACTCTCGCTGGCGCAACAGGATGTGGGGGTGAGTATGGCGAACCTTCGCAAAGCGGCACGAGGTCGCGAATGTACAGTGCGGATCACTGGTTACTGCAACGGCAACCCGGAAACCAGCGTGTTGGCGCATTACCGCCTGGCGGGTACGTGCGGCACAGGATGCAAGCCTGACGATACTCAGGCGGCGATCGCCTGCAACGGGTGCCATGACGTAATCGACGGCAGAACCAAAACCACCGATTTCACCTACGACGAATTGCGCCTGATGCACGCAGAGGGGGTAATGCGCACCCTGGAAATCTGGCGGAAAGAGGGACTCATCAAATCATGAAAATCTACGATATCACGCCCATCGGCAAACCCAGGATGACCAGAGCTGATAAGTGGAAGCAGCGTCCGGAAGTAATACGTTACCGGGCGTTCTGTGATGAAGCTCGTCTGCGCAAAATTCACCTGCCAGACTCCGGCGCTCACGTCACGTTCGTCATGCCTATGCCGCAAAGCTGGAGTCAGAAAAAGAGAGCGCAATACGCAGGACGTCCACATCAGTCAAAGCCCGACTGCGACAATATGCTGAAAGCCCTAATGGACGCCCTCTATGAGGATGATTCACACGTCTGGGATTGCCGCATCACCAAAATATGGGGCGAGAAAGGGCAGATCATCATTGGGGATTCTCTATGACCCTCGATCACTTCATGCAGTACCAAACCGAGAGCGTTAAGCGCGCCAGTATGCCGCCAGTAGCAAAGCACAACCTGAACCAGACCAAACCAAAACAGCCAAAGAGGGCCGCAGCGTGAATCTTGAAAACACAGTGAAATACCACTTCGCAAAATCCACGCTGATTAGCGATTCTCCGCGTGCTACCGCCTCTGATTCACTGACCGGCACCGACATCATGGCAGCAATGGGCATGACCCAGGAACGTGCCGCTATGGGGTATAGCGCTTTCCTGGGCAAGATGGGCATAAGCAACAATGACCGGGATCGGGCTATCGGACTATTGGCTGAGTACGCGCTGACAAAATGCGATAAGGTTGCTGCGTTGCGAAAGCTCTCGCCAAGCGTAAAACCCCGGGTTATACGGATCCTCGCAGAGTACGCCTTTGAGGATTACTCCCGCAGTGCTTCCAGTAAAAAAACATGCGACTGCTGCAATAGGTCTGGATTCATCGACGCAGTGGCGTTCACCAACAAAGTAACGTATCCGGACGGCAAACCGCCGAAGTGGGTCAAAGTTACAAAGGGGATCTATCCATCATACTGGGAGGAGGTGAAGTCGGTCCGGGAGCAGGTCCGGGTGCTTTGCCAAAAGTGCAAGGGAAAAGGGACTGTTAGCGCCGCCTGTAACGACTGCCACGGTCGGGGGAAGGTAGTGAACCAGGATGAGACGGAGAAGCAGGGAGTGCCTGTGATGGGTAACTGTAAACGCTGTGGTGGTCGCGGGTATGAGCGAATCCTCTCCACTGCTGTGCATAGGGCCATTTGCCAGATAACGGACGCCATCACTCTGGATACCTGGAAGAAATCGGTTAAACCGTTCTTCGACGTATTGATCACTAAATTCGATATAGAGGAAGCGTGGGCAGAGGCGCAACTCAAACAAATAACGCGGTGAGATATTTACTTTTCCCGAATTCGTGTTAATTTGTTCTAACGATGGGCATTGTGTGTTCACCGTTGAAGAAAAAATTTAAAGCCTCGGCAAATGCCGGGGCTTTTTCGTATCTGCAATCCGGTCAGGGCTCTTGGGTAGAGACGTGCTGCACGATACGTTAAAGCCCTCCGCGCAGAGCCCTGAACCAGATTGCTGGTTTAGCTCAGAAGGTAGAGCGCCTGCCTTGTAAGCAGGATGTCGGCTGTTCGATTCCGTCAACCAGCACCAGAACGGCAGAGGGGCCAGCGTCTGAAGCGAATCCCGATCACAATGCGTAACTTTTCTGGGGGAAGCGATGCAGCAGCCATATTTTTTTAACCCTGGCATGACCACTCAACAGCTTGAAGACTGGCTTGGGCAACAGAAAATCTATCTTGCCCACTTCAACCGTCTGATAGCAGAAAAAGCCGCTCTTGAGGAGCGACTGAGTCAGATCTCTGCGGAGATTGGGCGAGTCGCTACTGGTAGCTTTGAAGGAATACTGAGTTTTCCCTGGGATCCCAGTCCTCTTGTGGAAAATCCTCAACAGGATAGTGGCCAGTCGGCAGATTGAGTGACGCCAGGACAGCGGCAGCATCTTCTGACATATAACTGGGCTTTAGTTGACTGGCAATGATAAAGAGACAGTCGTTTAGCGAGAGTCTTCTAATCTCTTCAGGTTTCCACTTGGTCATTTCGAAGATAAGGTGATGAAGAGCCTTATCGTTATCAAGATAATAATAATCCGATGAAAAATGTTTCCTGTACTCATCGAGAATACATTCAAGAGTGAATATTTGTCCTATTCGATACCAAACCTGCCTGGCTCTGTAACTGTGTGAGTCTGCCAGTAATGTTTGGGGGAAGTTGTTATTTTGACAAACCCGGGACTTGATTACCTGTAAAAGGTCTGAGTACTTACTCATATTTTCACCAGTTGATGTTTTAATCATTTGCGAATCAATTTTATCAAAGAGAAAAACAAGCCGCTACACGCTGATAACATCAGGCTGGGCGGTTATGGTGAGCCGATACCTCAGACAAGCAGAGTATTGAAACCAGAAAGACTGAATGTTAAATTTCTGGTGTGGTGAATCCCCCTATGCGGAGGGGCATTGCCAGTCTGATATGTTTTTTTGCGCATTGCGAGTCGTCTGTGGACTGGCGGCGACTTACCGGGAGGCACCCGGCACCACACCTAATAAAAAATGATGATAGCTGTAAGGCCCACTTCGGTGGGCTTTTTCTTTGGGCAAAAAAAAAGCCCGCATGGTTTCATGCAGGCAAGGCAGTTACATTTAGATTTTGTCCCGGTATATGTTTTTTTGTCCGGAAGTCGAAAGATACTGTCTCGAATACATTTTGTAAATAACGGATTCAAATCACAAGGCCATGCATTTGCATGGCTTTTTTATTATCAGGTCCCGCAGGAATCATCATCGACACGCTTCGTTGTTAAATCCAGCCTGACGGGCCTGACCCTTTTCAAACACACAGCTTCCCGATCTTCCATCGGAGGCAGTAACTATGGCTAAACGTATGCAAGACAAAGAGAGCATTGCCGGGATGTCCTGGCTGGTTCTGCTGATCATTGCTTGCTGGGGTGGACTTGTCCGCTACCTGATAGATGTGAAGCAGAGCAAGGCAACATGGAGCTTGATCAATGCTCTTGCCCAAATGGTGGTTTCAGGGTTTACCGGCGTTATTGCTGGCCTGGTGAGCATTGAAAGCGGACTGAGCATTTACATGATACTGGCCACTTCCGGAATTAGCGGGGCAATGGGTTCTGTTGCTTTGACCTATTTATGGGAACGCATTACCGGAGTTAAGGCGCCATGACAGCAGATCAGATTATCGAGGGGATCCTCGGCAAGGAGGGTGGTTATGTCGATCATCCGTCGGATAAAGGCGGGCCGACCCGCTGGGGCATCACGCAGACCACCGCCCGTGCACATGGCTACACCGGTGATATGCGGAACCTGCCCAGGGAAACAGCAAAGCAAATCCTGCTGAGCGATTACTGGACCGGCCCCCGGTTTGACCAGGTGGCAGCTCTATCTACGTTACTGGCAGATGAGCTTTGCGACACTGGCGTGAACATGGGGCCATCTGTAGCCAGTAAGTTTTTCCAGCGCTGGCTGACCGCAATGAATATGCGCGGAAAGCTGTATCCCGATCTGATTCCGGATGGTGCCATTGGTCCCCGAACCATCACCGCGCTTAAGGGATACCTTTCCGCCCGCGGGAAAGAGGGGGAACAGGTTCTGTTGCGTGCGCTGAACTGCAGCCAGGGTGCCAGATACCTCGAACTGGCGGAGGGCCGCGAAGCCAACGAGGATTTTCTCTACGGCTGGGTTAAGGAGCGTGTCCTGTGAAGATGATCATTTTCGCTTTGCTTGTGCTGGTGGCTGTGCTCGTTCTGTTACTTCTGCGCAAATATACCCGGCTGGAGTTCGTAGGGCATGCCAGCTTGCTGCTGAAAACGTGGTCTGTAAAGCTGGGAGCTATCGGCGCGCTGGTTGGTGTATGGGCGCAGTCGTTCCCGGATGCTGCGCTGCACGCCTGGGCGGTGCTGCCGCCGGATATCAAAAACATCCTGCCGCCAAACATCGTTGCGTTGATTAGCCCTGCGCTGGTGGTGCTGGCCGTACTATCGCAATACGTACGCCAGCCAGCATTGAAAGAAAAGGCCGACGAACTGAAGGAGCAGCAATGAGCTTTGAAATTATCGCGGGACTGGTGGTCGTCATCCTGGGTGCTATTGCTGGCGCGTTCGGCATTGGTCATGCTCGCGGGGCCAGTAAGGCGAAAGCCAAAGCTGATCAGCAACGTACCGAAGAGAACGCCGCTGCTACTGTCGCCGCGGCAGAACGCCGTGCTGAAGTCACGAAAGGGGCCAGCGATGTACAGGAAGACGTTAAGCGTATGGGCGATGACGATGTTGATCGGGAGTTGCGCGAAAAGTTTACCCGCCCCGGTAGTCGTTGACACGGCCTGCAGCTGGGTGCGGATCATCTACCTGACTGACCACGATATCGATGTGTTGGATAAGCAGACCAAGCGTGACATCCTGGCGCACAACAAAGCAGTGCAGGCGAATTGCTCGCAGCTCACAGAGAAGGGTTCCAGGTAATTCAGCTACAAACGCAGAACACTTTAGGTATTGAAATTTACATGGCCACATGAACAAAAAATCAGAATACGAGACAACAGAGCGCTGAAAAATGAAAAGTTGGTATCTAAGTCAGGTGCATTAAGGCACTATGGATTTTCAATTCCTTCTATCTAAGAAGCTGCCCATGACAAGAAATTCACTCCCTCTACTTCCGCATGGTTATCGATACGGTGACGAGCACTCTATTCACCCTCATTGTGATGGGGATTATTTAGCTCCGCAGGGATATGTTATCAAGTCCGTTAACCTTGTAGATGGGGTGGTTATTTATGTGCCCATCCAACGCTACATCAAGCATCTAGATCTTTGGGTTAATGCCGAAGGAACTGTCGAATAAATTGTTAGTTACCGGCCTCGTTCGGGAGAGCTGAGAATTGCCATCAAAAGACCAGCAGAGATGCCTGGTGCTCTGGTTGAATGTTCCGGCAAGTTGAAAATGATTGGTTCAATGAGCTCTTTCGATATTTAAATGCTTTCGATAACTTAAATGAAGCTATCACCACGTTATCACTGCCAGCCAACACCAAAACGGCAGTGGTCAGTTAAAAAGCAGAAAAGCCTCTCCCGGGTGGCTCCTGAGAGATTTTAGTTTTCTAACTGGTACCAACCAAAGGTCGCATTTTTTATGCGACCTTTTTTATTGTGCGTAACAGGCATCCGTAAGGAAACCGTTCAGCTTGTACACACGGCAAAGATAAATGCAAAAGCATCACAGAGGCTATTTTGTCGAATGGCTTCGATAATACTCCCCACATCGCACAGAGGTAAGACATGTCAGAGATCACTGCATCCGAGCAAATCCGCCTGGATATAATCAAGAAAGTTAATTATGACACCGCAGCGGCCAAGCTGGCCATTGACTGGGTAGGCGACAGCTATCTGAAGTCTGAGCTATTCGCTGACTCTTTCGATCGTGTTTTCACGGAAAGTGAGATTGTCTCGAAGACCCGTAAGGCAATCCAGGAAGCGACCGAAGCGCTGGCGCTGTTTGATACTGCCGCTGAGAAAGTCAGCTAAGGCATTACAGCAGGCATTCATCGAGTGCCTGTGATAATGTTAAAGCTCCTGTATAAGGGGCAGTTGTATGATATCATGCAACGAAGCAACCAAGCTATGGAAAGTCCGGGTAATGGTTTGGAGTGAATGTGACGTTTAGCAGCGGTGGTATAAATGGCTACTTTTTCCTGTTGCTTAGTATGTGGCCAGTGCTAATGGTTTTATTCCTGGGATTGTCTCCTGCATTTTACGGTGTGTTAATGCCTAAAACGGCAATTGCTTGTCTGGTGATCGCTGCAGCCTTTGGCATTGGTGGGTGGTTCTATGGATTGTGATCTAAGTAACATTTGGTCAGGTTATAAACTGGTATCTGACCGCATTACAGCAGGTATTCATTGAGTGCCTGTGATAATGCCCGTCAGACAATGGACTGATATCATTGTCTGTTTCTCCCGGTGTATTTTGAAATACTCAATACTCTCATAACGTCTCTGCCTGCCAACATCAGAACGCCAGAGGTTAGTTAGCCGGATAGATGCACCTCTCTCTGTTGGCTCCTGAGAGATTCTTTATACGCTGGTTGGTAGTGACCAAAGGCCGCATAATTTTGCGGCCTTTTTCATTTCTGTAAAATGAAAGTCCTCAGGCGGTTAACGATGCTCTGGACCATGGAAGTGATCTCCACCATGTCCGCCGCTATGAGGCCCAGGGGGAAGGAAACATCCTGAAAGAGACAGCGCACCACAGATCACAAAAACAGCAAGCATAATTCTTTTCATAATAACTCCTGAACTAAAGAGCCTTAATTCCAAAACATAAAAGTGAATATTTTATGGAGAATCAGTAATTCCTTTTTCTCCCTCACGTTAAATAGGAATAATCCATGGCAAAACCGGACTGGGGCGAGCTTCAGCGACGGTTCCTGTCCGATCATGCCGCAACCGGCGTATCACCGAAGGATTGGTGTGAAGCGCAGGGACTGAATTACGCTACTGCCCGCCGATACATCAAGAAACCCACTGCGCAAACTGCGCAAAAACCTGCGCAGAAGAAACTGCGCACTGCGCAAAAGGAAAAGTGCGCAGAAGAGCTGGTGGATGATGATGGCCTCACCGATCAACAGCGTTTATTTGTCGCGGAATATCTGAAGGACAACAACGCCACGCAGGCCGCTATCCGTGCCGGGTACAGCAAGAAGACAGCGAATGAGCAGGGAGCAAGGCTGTTAGCAAAAGTTAGTATTGCGCAGGCCATTGCGCAGCAGCAGAAAGCATCCATTGTGCGCACGCTGGGAAGTGCTGATGAAGTGCTTGAACAGATGTGGCGCCTGGCCACCTTCGATGCTAACCAGCTTTCTCAGTATCGCCGCGGGAGCTGCCGTTACTGCTGGGGTTTCGGTCACCAGTATCAATGGCGCGATGCGGTTGAGTTCGAAGAGAAGCTGGCTGAGGCTTTAGCGAAGAAAGGGAAAGAGCCAAACGACAGAGGCGGCTACGGTTACGACCATACCAGCTCGCCTAACCCGAAATGTCCTCGCTGTAATGGTGATGGCATCGGCCAGCCTTTCTTCGCCGATACGCGCAAGCTGGCGCCGGATGCTGCGCTTGCCTATTCCGGTGTGAAGCTTGGTAAGAATGGCGTTGAGATAACCGCCATCAGCCGTGAGCGCATGTACGAGGCGGTGATGAAACGTCTCGGCCTGGCTGACAGTGAGTTCGCCCAGCGTCTACAGCAGATTGAAATCGAGCGCCGGCAACTGGAGATCGACCAGCTTCGACGGGAGATAGCCCTGGATAAAAACCCGACGGGATTTGAAGAGGATTATCAACTTCAGCCAATAACTCCCGATGAGGAACCTCCAGATGATCCAATCCTCTAGCAGCGATGCTGTCAGCCTGACACCGAAACAGGCAAATATTTACGTCTGGGGATGGCAGCGCTCAGCGCGTTTCAGGGATGCTGTATGCGGTCGCCGGTTTGGCAAAACATTCCTGGGCAAAGCGGAAATGCGCAGGGCTGCCAGACTGGCGCAGAAATGGAAAGTCAGTGTAGAGGATGAAATCTGGTATTGCGCACCCACACAAAAACAGGCAAAGCGTGTTTTCTGGCGAAGGCTGAAACAATCCATACCTCCACACTGGCGGGCATCGAAGCCGAACGAGACAGAATTATCCATCACTCTTAAAAGCGGACACATAATGCGATGCGTCGGGTTGAATAACTACGATGATTTGCGTGGGTCTGGCTTATTTTTCGTGCTGGTGGATGAATGGGCTGATTGCCCGTATGCAGCATGGGAGGAAGTATTGCGCCCGATGCTGTCGACTTGTCGGTATATCGTAAATGGTGTGCAGTTTATAGGTGGACATGCTCTCCGGATTGGCACACCCAAGGGATTTAACCATTGCTATGATTCATGGCTTGCCGGACAGGACAACCGAGAGCCTGACCATAAAAGCTGGCTTTATACTTCGGTGGATGGTGGAAATGTTCCGCCAGAAGAACTGGAAGCAGCTCGCCGGCGAATGGATCCCAGAACGTTCAGGCAGGAATATGAAGCTTCGTTCGAAAACTATCAGGGCGTTGTCTATTACTGCTTTGATCGCCGTAAAAATCATACTGATGAAACCGTTAAACCAGGTGAAGCGCTGCATATCGGTATGGACTTTAACGTGGGGAAAATGGCGGCAGTGGTTTATGTGCTGCGTGATGGGCTTCCACGGGCTGTAGATGAGTTCATGGATGTATTTGATACTCCGGCAATGATTGAAGCGATTAAGACTCGGTACGAGGAAGGGAAGCACACAATCAATATCTATCCCGATGCTTCAGGGAAAAACAGGAAGTCCAGCAACGCCAGCGAGTCGGATATTTCTCTGCTCTATGATGCTGGATTCTCTGTGCTGGTTAATGACAGCAACCCGGCAGTAAGGGACCGGATAAACGCTGTCAACTCAATGCTATGCAATACCTACGGCGAGCGGAGGATGATGGTTAACACGGTAACTTGCCCGAAATTCACTCAGTGCCTGGAGCGACAGGTCTATAACGATAAAGGCGAGCCAGATAAGAAAGGCGGCTTTGACCACGGCAATGATGGCGGTGGTTATCCAATCGTGTACCTGTTCCCTGTCAACGCTACAGCGTTCGACATCACCCTCGATACGACATTCTGATATGGCCAATAATGATATTACTTACGTCCGCCCTGAGGTCAGGGCGGCGATGCCCGTGTGGAAAAAAATTCGTGACGTGTGCAAAGGGGCTGATGCTGTAAAGGCCGCCGGGAATGAATACCTCCCTTTTCTGGATCCGTCCGATAAGTCTGCACGCAATAAAAAGCGCAATGCTGATTACATTCAGCGCGCCGTTTTCTACGCGATAACGGGCAATACAAAGGTGGGTTTACTGGGGCTGGCATTCAGAAAAGACCCGACCATGACCGCGCCGGATAAACTGAATTATCTTCGTGATAACGCCGATGGTGCTGGTGCCAGCATTTATCAGCAGTCCCAGCAGGTTACAGAAAATATTCTGGAGGCCGCGCGCGAGGGGCTTTATACGGATTATGCAGCTGAGACCGACGAGGCGATCATCCTTCGTTATCAGGCAGAAAGTATCATTAACTGGCGCACCAAACGCATCAATGGACGTGATCAACTGGTGCTGGTGGTTTTACGCGAATGCATGGAAAAGGAAGATGGTTTTGCGTACGAGGATGAAATCCAGTATCGCGAACTTGCCCTGGAGGACGGCAAGTTTATCTGCAGGGTGTGGCGAAAGTCGGCCGATGCAGGGTCTTTTTCTGTCGATTCTGAGTATCACCCGAAGCCTAAAGGTGAGGATTTTTGGGATGAGATCCCCTTTACCTTTGTTGGCGCACAAAATAACGATCCCAGCATCGACGAGTCGCCTTTAGCCGCCCTCGTTGAAATTAACCTTGGTCATTATCGAAACTCGGCGGATTACGAAGACAGCGTATTTTTCTGCGGTCAGGTTCAGCCGGTGATTTCCGGGCTTGATACCGCCTGGCGTGACTGGCTGCAGGATAAGGGAATTCGTGTCGGTTCTCGTTCTCCATTCCTGCTGCCGAAGGAGGGGAGTTTTACCTATGCTCAGGCGCAACCAAACACCCTGGCTAAAGAGGCGATGGACAGTAAGCGTGATTATTCTGTTCAGCTTGGCGCCCGGCTTATCGAGCAGAACGGCGCGGTTAAAACCGCCACGCAATCCAGCGGCGAGCAAACCGCATCCACATCGGTGCTCGGCATTTGCGTTTCCAATGTCTCGGAGGCCTATACGCTGGCGCTCGGCTGGTGCGCCAGATATCTCGGCATAAAAGGCGAGGAATACCGTTACAGCATCAATCAGGAGTTTATCGCCAAAGTCGCTGAATCCGGCATGGTAACGGCAATCGTCAATGCCTGGCAGTCCGGTGCGATTCGCGACACGGATATGGTCAGAGCTCTGCAGAGGCTTGACTTGATAGATCCTGCTGACGACCCTGAAACTGTCATTGACGCTATTCGTAACGGCGCGCCTAACCTGATTGGTGGCAATAATGGCAACGGCGAATGACAAACTGCAGGATGAATCCATAGCCCACGCTATATGGGTTAGCCGCTACAGCACCGGCGTTGCCAACAGGATGATAAAAGTTCTGAATGACAGCGACGCCGAACTTACCGCAAGGTTGCTGGTGGCTATTGATACGCTGGACGCTGAGAGCTTTACCGTTTCTAGGCTGGAAGCGTTACTGGTCAGTGTCAGGGCCATAAACAAGGATGCCATACAGTCCATGTATGCAGCCCTCTCTACCGAGCTGCAGGAGCTGGCGAAGCATGAGGCCAGTTTTCAGATGAGCCTCTTCCAGTTTGCCATTCCCGACGATGTTCTGGCTCTTCATCCACTGGTTGGCATCTCCCCGGATGCAGTTTATGCCGCGGCGATGGCGCGTCCATTTCAGGGGCGGTTGCTAAGCGAATGGGCCAGCAACCTCGAAGCTGATCGTATGGCGCGCATATCCAATACGGTGCGGCAGGGTTTTCTCCTGGGCGATACGCATGAGCAGATCGCAAAAAAGGTTCGTGGACATGCTAACCGCGGCTACCAGGATGGTGCGCTTCAGATGAGCCGGGCCAATGCGGCCAGCATAGCGAAAACAGCAGTAGGGCATCTTGCATCAACAGCAAGACAAAGCTTTGCGTCGGCGAACGACGACATTCTGAAGGGTAAGCAGTGGTTATCCACTTTGGATAACCGGACATCAAAGGATTGTCGGATCCGCGACCGCCTCAAGTACACGCTGGATAACAAACCGATAGGGCACAAGGTGCCTTATTTGCAGGGACCGGGGAAAATCCACTTTTGCTGTCGTAGCACCGAAACATACATACTGAAATCGTCCGAGGAATTGGGTATCAAAGTCGGCGAAATCAAGGACAGCTCGCGCGCCAGTATGGATGGACAGGTTCCGGCTGATACGACTTACCAGGACTGGTTCTCCCGGCAGTCGTTCACGCGACAAGCTGAGATTGTCGGAGAAACGCGCGCCAGGCTGATTCGTGATGGCGGCATGTCTCCCGATGAGTTCTACAACGACAGGGGCGAGTGGCTGACGCTTGACCAATTGCGCAACCTTGACGCGCAGGCGTTTAAGGATGCCAGAGTGTGATAGAGTAAATTCGTGGTGAATGCAGGATGCTGACCTGCGCGCCAAAGCGTCCCGTGAGAAACGGGCAAGCCGGAAACCAGACTCACTTCGGTGAGTCCCCGCCGTTCTGAAGTATCAGAATGCCGTGGCAGCACCGGCCACCACACCTAATTGTATTGTCAGTGGCTAGGGTCGCTCCCGAAAAGCGGAATCGTCACCGCCTACCACCAATAACCCGACAAGCAACGAGACGAGGTTGTTATGGATTCACAAAAACAAAGAGACCTTATTGCAAGCCTGTATGAAGAGCTGGTAATCGCAAGAGGGCTCATTAAAGAGATTTGCACAGTGCGAAGCATTGCAGAGCCAAAGTCTTCTTTGCAGAGAATGGATAAAGCCATTAAAGATGCAAAAGAATACATGCTAGAAAATAGCTAAATGAAGAGGTCGCCTTAGCGCGGCTTTTTTATTATCTGAAATTTACAACAGGCTGCCTTCGGGCGGCCTTTTTTATTGGGCCAGGCCCACAGTAACTATCCCAAGGGGACAACATGCTTATTCGTAACATGCTCATTAAATATTATTCGGCAGCTGGTGGTGAAGGTGGTGATGGCGGTGGCTCCGGTAGTGGTGCGCCCGAGATTACGCCGGAAATCCAAAAGCTGATCGATGAGCAGGTCAGTGCTCAGGTTTCAGGCCTGAAAAATAAAAATAGTGAGTTACTCGGTAAGCTCAAAGAGTCCACTGAGTCGCTTAAGCGTTTTGAAGGTATCGATCCTGACGCGGTGAAAACTATTCTCCAGCGTTTCTCTGATGATGAAGAGGCGCAACTGATCGCCGCCGGGAAAATTGACGAGGTACTGGATAAACGCACTGAGCGGCTACGTGCTGATGTTGATAAGCAAATCAAAGCCGCTAATGAACGCGCTGAAAAGGCGGAAGCGTTCTCCAACAAATTCCGTGATCGTGTCCTGGGTGATGCTATCCGCAGCGCAGCGCTTAAGGCTGGCGCGCTGCCAGAAGCATCCGACGATCTGATTCTTCGTGCTAAAGGCACATTCCAGCTCAACGACGAAGGCGAGGCCGTAGCAGTTGATGCAAATGGCGATGTTCTGTTCGGTAAAGACGGCAAAACTCCGCTCACTCCGGTTGAGTGGGCTGAATCTCTGAAAGAGACGGCCCCGCACCTGTTCCCGCGCGCCGAAGGCTCCGGGGCTGGTGGTCATAAACCCGGTGGCGGTGGCGGTAGTCTGAAACGTTCAGAAATGAGCTCAAGCGACAAAGCGGACTACATTCGCAAACATGGCCAGCAGGCCTATCTCAAATTGCCTAAGTAAGGACTAATCAATGTCTACGACCGTAAACAGTGACCTGATTATCTATGACGACCTCGCGCAGACTGCGTTTCTTGAGCGTCGCCAGGATAATCTGGAAGTCTTCAACGCCGCTTCAAACGGCGCAATCATTCTCGACAACGAACTGATCGAGGGTGATTTTCGCAAGCGCACCTTCTATAAAGTTGGTGGTTCTATCGAATCGCGAAACGTTAACTCCACCGACCCGGTAACGGGTAAAAAAATCGGTGCCGGCGAATCTGTCAGTGTCAAGGCGCCGTGGAAATACGGCCCGTATGAAACCACGGAGGAGGCGTTTAAACGTCGGGGTCGCGACGTTAGCGAATTCTCCGAGGTGATCGGCGTCGACGTCGCTGATGCAACGCTTGAAGGTTATATCAAGTATGCCCTACAGGGTCTTGTTGCAGCCATTGGCGCAAATGCTGACATGACGGTATCCGCGGATATTGCCACTGATGGTAAGAAAACGCTGACCCGTGGCCTGCGTAAATACGGCGATAAATTTAACCGTGTTGCGCTGTTCGTTATGCATTCCACGACCTATTTCGACATTGTTGATCAGGCTATCGACAACAAAATTTACGAAGAAGCTGGCGTGGTGGTTTATGGCGGACAGCCAGGCACGTTGGGTAAACCGGTGCTGGTAACTGACACCATGCCAGTTGATGCGATTCTGGGGCTGGTGGCCGGCGCGGTATCCGTAACGGAATCACAGGCTCCGGGCTTCCGTTCCTACGATATCAACGACCAGGAAAACCTTGCCATTGGCTATCGCGCAGAGGGTACGGTTAACGTTGAACTGCTGGGTTACAGCTGGGATGAGACGAAGGGCGCTAACCCTGACCTGACCAAAATCGGCACCGGCGCGAACTGGAAGAAACATTTCACCAGTAACAAATCCACTGCAGGCGTACTGATTAAGCTGGAAGCCCCTGCGGGGGAGTAACCCTGTCAGTGGATAAAACTTCCGCAACTGCTGACAGTACCGACGCGGTGACCGTTTCGCTCAAGTACACCAGAAATGGTGCAGGAGTCTCCGGGGCATCTGTGGCGTGGACGTCTACAGGCGGCACACTCAGTGCTTCGACGTCACAGACAGGGTCTGCTGGTGGCTCGACGGTGAAACTCACCTCTGCTACGGCCGGCTCCTTCACGGTGACGGCTACCGTTGACGGCGTGGTGAAAACAACTGAAGCGATCGCGTTCACTGCTCCTGCGGGTGGTTAACCGACGGGGCGAAAGCCCCGTTTCTTTTGGTGAGGATCCGATGACCGTTTATATAACAATCCAGGACGTTGACGAGTTGCTGGGGGATACCTGGGCTGCCGCCGACAAAAAGGCTAAAGCCGTGCTCCAGGCAAACACCTGGATGACGGCGCTTAACCTTCAGGATATCGACCCGGAGCATATTCCTGAAGAAGTTAAGCAAGCCGGAGCGTTTATCGCTTCCGTAGCCGCTGCAGGCAATCTGTATCAGCAAAAAACAGATTCCGGCGTGGTGACGAGCAAAAGCGTTGAGGCCGACGATGTGAAGGTTTCCCGCACTTTTGCCGAGCTTTCAACCACCAGCACTGAATTACTCGATCCTGATTTGCAGCTGGCGCTGGATATGCTCAAACCGTGGATGATTAACCCTTTCCAGACGTTCTTTGTGAGGGCGTGATATGTCCGATTTGAAGGTGGTCCCATTTCAAAAGCCCAGCCATCACAACCTCGATAACGACCAGGTTATTCGCCTGCTGAAACAGGCTCTGGAGAGAGCCGAAAACGGCGGCTGCCACAGTGTCGCAGTGATACTGCTTGATGATGAGGGTAACGCGATTGATTGCTGGCATAACGGTGGACGCCCCTATGTGATGGTTGGCGCTATGGAGTCGCTTAAAACCGACTTTATCCATGCTCATATTGAGCGGCGGTAAGGGGGTAACATGCAAAATCCATATGTGCATTATGCCGGCGACGGGCTCGGTCCCCGCGATGTGTTTGTGAATGGAAACCCGATCAGACATGTCGTTTACGCAAACCAGGCAAAGGGTGTTGTAGAGTTTGCTCCGCTCCCGCTGCGGGTTAAGCGCAATGGCGAAATTTATACCCGCAAACTCCACGGTACAGTGATCGTTAAACCTCAGCAGCGTATTGGTGGGTGCAATGGGCATTCGTGACGAGCTGCAAACCGAAGTCGCCGCGGCATTCGATACCGACCTGCAGGATGCCGTTAAGGATTTCACTGGGTCATATACCGTTCGGGGTGCCTGGGACCCGGTGACGGAAACCGGCACTGAAACGCAGGTGACTTACTCGGGGCGTGGAGTACTGGCGCGCTATAAGCTGCGCCGTATCGATGGCGTTAACATTCTGCATGGTGATGTGAAGCTAACCGCACTGGTTAACGAGGTGACTGATAAGCCGGCCGTCGGGCATATCATCACCGCACCGGATCCGGTTACGGGTGAGCTTCAGCGCTACGAGGTCATCACCGCTTCTGCCGACTCTGCTGGCGCTGCGTACTCCATTCAACTGCGGAGGGCGTGATATGGCTAAGGGCTGGAACATTGACCCGGCGGCATTCGCCGGGCTGGTGGCAGAAGATGTCAAACTACGCCAGCGGACAATCGCCATTCAACTGCTGAATGAAATCGTTCAGCGGTCGCCGGTAGGAAACCCGGAGCTGTGGGCCATTAACGCGACTGCGGTTCAGTACAACAAAGCTGTTGGGGAATGGAACGAATCTCTTTATGCCGATCCTGCCAACCTGACAAAGACAGGCCGTCTCAGAAAGAAAGTCCGTGTTAATGACAGCATGGATATCAGGCGGCCGGCTGAGTATCGCGCAGGAACCTTCAGGGCATCGCATTTCGTCAGCATCGGCGAACCTAATCATTCCGTCCCGACCGAACCGGATGCGCGCGGGACAATGACGTTTCTTAATGGCAAAAATATCATTGACCAGGCGCCAGCCTACTCGGTGATTTACATCCAGTCGAACCTGCCTTACTCCGTGCCTCTGGAGAATGGCCACTCAACACAGGCGCCGACAGGCGTCTATGCCGTCTCGTTTAATGGTGTTATTCAGGCCTACAAATGACCCTTACAGAAATCAGAAACGCTGTCATTTCCCGAATGGCGGCACAGACCGCTATTGCCTCTGATGCGGTGGATTATCCCAATGGCCCGGTATTTGACCCCAGTAACCGCGATATCTGGGCCCGACTAACCAACATTGCTGGGCAGGCTGGCGCAACCGAGATCGGGGACGGGCCGGTAGTCCACAGGACGGGCTTACTCATCATTCAGCTTTTTGTTCCGGTCGGTTCCGGGACGTTGCTTATCTCCCGAACGGCCGATCAGCTAACGGAGCTATTCGAGTTTAAGGATGACGGAAAGCTGAGTTATTTCGCTGTTTCTGCTGTGCCGGCGGGTGAGACCGATGGCTGGTTACAGCTCAATCTTCAAATTCCTTATCGCGCTCTGTAGCGCACAAAAAACAGGAGGCTCCTGTGAGCTCAGGTGCAAAAGTAGTAGCCGCGTTTATTCGCGAGACAACGCCAGGAATCACGCCTACAGCAGGGGCGTGGAACCTGCTGCGTCGTTCTTCATTTGGTCTGAAACCAACGCAGAACACCAACGACAATGACGAAATCGCTGGTGACCGCATGGCGCAAGGTGTTTCACGCGGCACAGTGGATGTCGGCGGCGATGTCGGCACGCGGTTTCGCTGGAACCAGCATGATGATTTTCTTGCCAGCTGCTTCGGTTCCGAATGGCTAAATAACGTGCTAACGATGGGTAATGGTCGCATTACGTTCTCCGTGGCGACTTTTGCCAGTGATGTGGGGATCGCCCAGATTGCCCGCGGTTGCCAGGTTGGCACCTTCCAGATGGAAATCCCGGCCGATGGTGATATCACTGCAACCATTACGTTTGCAGGGCTGGACTGGGAGACGAAGGGGGACGATACCAGCTATTTCACCGCGCCGGTGGATTTAGCGGGGGCGCTGCGTTACTCCTTCAAAGAGGTCACGAACATCCGGCTAAATGGTGTTGATGGCGGGACAGGTTTCTGCGTCGACACCTTCAACATCCAGTTCAACAACAATATGCAGACTCAGCGCTGCATCGGTACCGGTTCGGCATTCGCCGGCGCAAACATTCCGACAACCTTTACCCCGTCAGGTCAAATCACGCTGTCATGGTCAAAGGCTGCCTGGGAGGTTTACAAAAAAACGTTCACCGGCGAAACGGTGCCGTTTAGCTTCACGCTGGAGAATGCTGAAGGCGCCTATACCTTCGATTTCCCGGAAGTGCAGATCTCCGGCGACTGGCCGGATGCGGGGAGCACTGACATTGTTCAGGTTCAGCTGGATATCACCGCGGCCAATACTCCGCCGACGATTACGCGCGTGCCTAAAGTGCCGGCGACGGCAATCAGTGTTGCGCCAGCCACTTCAACTGGGGCCGTGGGATCCACGGTGACGTTAACCGCCACGCATACGCCAGCTGATTCAACTGATACCGTCCAGTGGACGTCATCGGATCCGACTATCGCCAGCGTGGTTTCTACCGGGCAGAAAACAGCGAAAGTCACACGTAACGCAGCCGGTACTGCAACCATCACCGGTAAGGCCCGCACCTTTACCGCAACGTCTGAAATCACCGTTACCGCGCCTTAATTTACCTGGCCCGTTCTGCAGTCATCGCGGAACGGGCTTTTTTGGGAGTCTTTATGCTGATTATTTCTTCTCAAATTGATTTGAACGGAGAACGCTGGTTTTACCCTTACAAAAAGCCAGCAGGAAGTAAAAAGAAATTCACGCCGGAAGACGAGGCGCTATTTAAACTCCGTCTGCTGGTGGCCAGTAGCGAGAATCCACAATACCGCTCACGCAATGCGCTGGTGCGGCGCCATATCGACAAAATGGACGCGAGCTACCAGGTCGGTACGGATGCTTTCGATCTCGCCAGTGTGGGCGAGATCGACTCTGTTGATGACCTGCTGATCGATAACGCCGCTCGGTTCCTGCTGAAAGGTTGGGAGGGGGTGGGCCAATTGGTGGATGGCTCAGAGGTTGCTCTCGACTATACCCCAGAGCTCGGGATCGCCATGCTGAAACAGTACCCGGATTTGTACTGGCGGATACTGGCCGAGGCCGCAAGCATTGCTCAGGGTAAGGAGCAGCAGACTCAGGAAACCGTAAAAAAGCCATAGAGGCCCAAAAGTGGCTAAAGGAATTCGCTGGCGAACAGGGCGAGAAAGCAAAGTGGCGCAGGGAGAAACTAAATCTCCCGCCCATTCCAGAGCCTGAAATCGATGCAGTTACTGGGGAGATCCTCAACGCTTACGCCATGATATCGCGCGGCAGGAAGTATGCCGGCATGGCCGGAGTGCCGCTCCCTCTATCCCTGAACGATATTGAGCTTTACCTGGCATCGCGCACCATCCTGATTGACCGCATTGAGTTTGACGCAGCCATACTGGCTCTCGATGATGCCTGGAGGGCTGAGTGGGCAGAGGCACAGAAACGTGCAGCGGATAAGAAAGGAAGCAACTGACCTACCATTAATGGTGGTCCATGCTCCTGAAAGTCGATGATAGGATGTTTCCGATTGCAATCAAAGGAAACATATAATGAAAAAAGTCATCGCTTTGGCGCTTGGAGCGCTGTTACTTTCTGGTTGTACAGTACGTGTTGCAGATTTGACTGTGGCGAGTACTAAAAATTACAACCTCAATGGGGGTAAGTTCTATAAAGGGAAACGTGTAACAGCAGAAGATAGCTATCCGGTTATCATCTTCCCTCTTGGCATCCCGAACGTTAAAACAGCCGCTGATCGAGCGATTGAAAAAGATCGCTGTGCAGTTGGTCTGTCTGACGTAGTTGTCACTCAACTTAACCACTCCTTCCTGTTCGGTAAGATTGGTCTGCGTGTTGAGGGTAATCTTGTGATTGACCGCAGCCTGCCGGGTTGTGAGAACGCAAGCTGAATGATAAAGCCACCATCGGGTGGCTTTTTAATTTATGGGGTAGACAAGTGAAGATTATTGGATACTTAGCGATTGTAATAGGGGTGATCTTTGCTGTATCGGCGCTATTTATGGATGTGACAGTAGCGACAAGCGGTGGCTATAGGGTTAACAATCTTGGATTAATGTCATCGCGCCAAAATTATATGATATTTGGAGGTTTCGTAGCCATCGCAGGTATCATTATTGCTCTGGTGGGAGATAAGCTAAAAGCGTCCGGAACTTCAGTCAAATGCCCTTACTGCGCAGAATTAATAAATTCCGAAGCGGTGAAGTGCAAGCATTGCAGGAGTGATGTAACTCCTTCGAAGATAATAGCTAACACTGACAATACTGGAGCTAGTGATAGGCTGGCTGATGTAAATGTAAAGTTAATCGCTGGAATTGCAATTACTGTCTTTGCGGTGATTATCGTAGCAATAATGTTTTACCGCCAATGAAGTAAAGACCTGACAGTTTCAAAAAGTTCCAACCTCGCTTTGGCGGGGTTTTTTATTGCCCGGAGAAAAGCACGTGACAGAACAAACCTCCCGCCTGGCCATTATTATTGACAGCTCTGGGGCAGAAAAGCAGGCTGACAATCTCGCAACTGCACTTGTAAAAATGACGCAGGCAGGTGAACGTGCTGCCACCAGTGCAGGGAAAGTGACAAAGGCCACTGATGAAGAAAAACAGTCACTTTCTGAACTTTTAGAGCGTATCGACCCGGTAAACGCCGCCCTGAACAAACTGGATAAACAACAGCAGGATCTTGCGAAATTCAAATCCAAGGGGATGGTAGATACCGATACATTCGATCTTTATTCAAAGAAAATCGAGGAAACACGAAACAGGCTAACAGGATTTCGCGACGACCTTGGTAAAACCGGCCAATCCGCCGCCCAGACCGCCTATGCCATGCGCATGATCCCGGCGCAGATGACTGACATTATCGTCGGCTTATCTACGGGTCAGTCGCCGTTTATGGTGCTTATGCAGCAGGGCGGGCAGTTGAAAGATATGTTCGGCGGTATTGGCCCCGCGATTAAAGGTGTTGGCGGGTATGTGCTGGGGTTGATTAATCCTGTCACTCTGGCTGCCGCGGCTGTCGGTGTTCTTGGGCTGGCCTATTACAAAGGCTCTCAGGAGCAGGGCGAGTTCTATAAGTCACTGACCCTTAACGGTAATCTGGTTGGTAAAACCACCGGGCAACTAGCAGATATGGCCGCTCGGGTTTCAGTAGTTGCCAACTCAACTACTGGCGTGACCGCAGCCACACTGAACCAGATAGTTTCATCCGGGAAAGTGGCTGCAGAGTCATTGGAACGAGTAACAACTGCCGTGGTTGAAATCAGTGAAGCCACAGGCATCGCCACTGAAAAGCTGGTGGGTGATTTCAACGACATTGCTGCTGACCCGGTTGCAGCCATTACCAAACTTAACGACCAGTACCACTTTCTGACACTGGCAACCTATAACCAGATTAAAGCACTGCAGGATGAAGGTAATCAGCAGGATGCTGCACGGGTGGCTACTGATGCTTACGCCAATGCCATGCAGCAGCGTGCGAACGATATTCATCAGAATTTGGGGATTCTTGAACGTGCTTGGGACTCGCTTGCTAAAACGGCTAAAGGAGCATGGGATGCCATGCTTGATATAGGTCGCGAGCAAACCGGCACCGAGCGGATCTCTCAAATTCGTAAGGAATTAGATTGGATAGATAAGGCTGCAGGCGGGAAGCTATTTTTTGGTGGAAGAAAGGCTGAGCTCGAAGATGAGCTAAATAATCTGCAATCTCAAATCACAACAGAAGGCGTTTTAACTGAAATAATCAGTAGTCATGACAAAGCTGAACAGCAAAGAATTAAAACGCAGCAGGAAGCAGATCGCGTTAACCAGCAATATCTGAGCAATGCGGATAAGCGCAATAAAGCCATTAAGCAGCAAAGCGAGTTCCTGAAGGCAGGCGCAATTACTGCAGAGCAATATTCAAAAAATGTTTCTCGTATTAACGAGATGTACAAAGATCCGAAACCACCCAAGACGCCAAAGAGTAAAGCATATACCGAGGACGCAGCAACCCGGCTGCTTGATCAGATAAACCAGCAGACAGCTGCTTTGCAGTCCCAGCTGGATGCCAGTGACAAGCTTAACAGCGCAACCCAGGCGCGGGTAAAGTTCGAACAGCAAATTGCTGACCTCAAGTCTAAAACGCAGCTCACAGCCGACCAGAAGTCGATTCTTTCCCGTTCAGATGAAATCCTCCAGGCGTATAAGCAGCAGGAGGCACTGCAAAATTCCGTAAAAACCCTGGACGATTACCGGAAGATGCAGGAACAGGCAAAGACGAAGGATGAGCGGACCAACGATCTGCTTAAAACCCGTCTTGAACTGCTGGAGAAGGCCAAAGCAACGGGGCAACTTAAACCCGGTGAATATCAAAAAATGCGGGCAGATATTTATCAAAACACCGATATGCAACTGCCCTCGACGGTTCGTAATGTTGTAGGAAACCTGACACCCACAGGAGGGCGACTCTCTGGAACTTTTGAGGGGATGCAGGGGCAAATCAACGAATATGACCAGGCTCAGCAAGAGCTCCAGCGCTGGCTGGCAGCTCAGGAGGAAGCTTATGCGAAGGCCGGTGAAATAACTGCCGAGGGTGAGGCCAGAATGACCTCTATTCGTCAACGTGCGGCGGATGCAAATCAGGTCATAGAGGCTCAGAAAAACACCATCATATCTGCGGCTACGCAGTCCTTGTTTGACAGTACCGCCGACATCATGCGAACGGGGTTTGGTGAGCAATCGGCAATCTACAAGGTCGCTTTTGCTGCGAGCAAGGCATTCGCTATCGCGGACTCGATGGTGAAAATCCAGCAGGCTATAGCAAGCGGTGCAGTAAGCGCGCCTTATCCGGCCAACATCATCGCTATGGCCTCAATCGCTGCGCAGACCGCCAGTATCGTCTCAAATATTCAGGCTGTTTCAGGCGTTGGCTTCGCCTCCGGCGGTTACACCGGCCCCGGTGGTAAGTATCAGCCAGCGGGTATTGTTCACAAAGGAGAGTACGTCTTCGACCAGGCATCAACGAACCGGATCGGCGTGTCTCAGCTTGAGGCACTTCGAAATGGCCAACCGCTTGATGCAACTCTGGGGCGTACAGGGTTTGGTACTGGTGTTCAGAACGTTAACAGCGACAACAGCAGCAAGACCACCATCCATGCTCCCATTGAGCAGCATTTCCATACGCCGCCCGGTGTGACACCTGATCAGATGGCTCTCTCCATGGCTCAAACGCAGAAGCGGGCGACAACGGAAGCCCTTGATCAGGTTGCTGCGCAAGTGTTGAGAGGAGATGGGAAAGTTGGTAAGGCAATGCGCAGTAAATATCCAGGCAGAGGGTTAGAGTGATGACTGATATCTACTACCCGCATGACAGTCTTCCGATGCCATTACAGGAAGGATACGGATTCCAGCCTGTAAGCCCGTTAAAACGAACCCAGTTAACCACCGGCCGCGCGCGGCAAAGACGAGCTTATACGTCCACACCGACGCAGGCCAGCATCACCTGGTTTATGGAAACCGATGCGCAGGGACTGGCGTTTGAGTCCTGGTTCCGTGATGCGTTATCTGACGGGGCTGCATGGTTCATGATGAAGCTGCAGACGCCGGCAGGCATTAAGTTTTACAAATGCCGCTTTACAGATATTTATCAGGGACCGGTACTGGTGGCCCCGATTTACTGGAAGTACACAGCGACGCTTGAATTATGGGAACGCCCCCTTGCTCCTGCCCCATGGGGTAATTACCCGGAATGGATCGTCGGCAGCTCACTGCTGGATCTTGCGCTGAATAAGGAGTGGCCGAAGCATGACTCAGATTAAACGCCTCTACGCCAGCAGCGGGCCGGAGGTGATCATTGAGACGCTGCAGATCACCATTGGTTCTGACGTCCATTATCTGTGCCAGGGCTACGAGGGTATTACGGCAACGACGGAGAACGGCGATACCGTAACGTTTACCGCCTGTGCGATAGACATTGCTCTGCCGGCGCGCAATGCGGACGGCACGCAGGACCTCAAATTTGCCCTGTGCAATATCGACGGTGTTGTGTCCACGGCGATCCGCAATGCCCTGGCTAACAGATTGCCTGCATCGCTGACGTACCGGCGTTATATCTCCACGGATTTAGCGGCCCCTGCGGAAGTGCCGTATACGCTGAAAATCAAGTCTGGTTACTGGACGGCGACAGAGGCGCAGATTACCGCGGGTTATATGAATATCCTTGATACAGCCTGGCCACGTTACCGCTACACGCTTCCTGTATTCCCCGGACTGCGTTATATCAGCTAAGGGATCCCAATGTTCAACCCTGATAAATACCGTTCTGTTAAATGGCAGAAGGGCGGTAGAGCCTACCCGCTACTTGACTGCTTCGGCATTGTGAACGAGATACGCCGCGATCTGAATTTACCCGTCTGGCCCGATTTTGCCGGGGTAACCAAAGACGACGGCGGCCTCGACCGGGAAGCGCGCCGGATGATGCTTACCCTTGAGCGCTGCGAACCCTGCGAAGGGGCCGGGGTGGCCTGTTATTCCGGGTCGACTGTCACCCATGTAGGGATCGTGGTCAGTATCGGTGGTCTGCTGCATGTGGCGGAATGCAATCCGGGAACGAACGTCACCTTTCTCCCGTTGCCGCGGTTTAAGCGGCGATTTGTCAAAGTGGAGTTCTGGCAATGACCATTCGTTTTTACCCGTCCCGGCTTCCCGGTGAACCACTCGAAACGCATGAGCATGGTGTAACCAGTATTCGCAGCTGGCTGGTGGCAAATGTTGAAGGCTACGAGGATCGGGATGTCCCACCGCTGACCGTTGAGGTTGAGGGGCAGTCAATTCCGCCAGGCGAATGGGCTAAGTGTGTGATTCGCCCTGATAGTGATGTCCGGCTTTATCCGGTGCCTTTCGGGCTAGAGGCCGCGACAATTGCCTGGATAGGAGTGGGCATTGCCGTCGCATCTGCGGCTTATTCATTGTTCATGATGAGTAACATTGATGCCGGCGGCTATACGTCATCCACAGGTCGAAGCCTCGACCTGAACCCCGCTAAAGCAAACAGCGCGAAACTGGGTGATGCGATTCGTGAAGTTTTTGGGCGCGTGCGTATTTATCCGGATTATGTCGTGCAGCCCGTTACCCGGTTTGATGCCGCCGATCCTACGAAAATGCGCGTCCAGATGCTGCTGTGTCTCGGTGTCGGTGATCTGATTTATACCAATGGCGATATCAGGGTTGGCAGTACGCCAGCTTCAACGCTACCGGGATTCAGCAGCACCCATTACCCGCCAGGCGCGGACGTTTCCGGTGATGAGCGCAGTGAAAACTGGGTCAACAGTACGGAGGTCGGTGGAACATCATCCGGTACCGGGCTGGATATGGCCCAGACGTCGCCAGACGCAGACGACATTATCGCAGACAGCATGACCGTATCCGGTTCGAGCGTGACGTTTACCGGGCTGGATACGGATGATGATGACGATAATGACGAGAACGATAACGCGCTGCCGTCCAGCTGGGTCGCTGGCGCCGTGGTCGAACTGAAAGCCCCGGCTAACTACCAGATCACCACGGCGGCCGGATACAGCGTTATCGCAAGCCCGCTGCTGACGGAGATCGCGCCGGTAGTAGGTATGCCGGTGACGCTGGGGTTTAACTCTGTCGATTACGATCTGTTTATCGCGTCATATACCCCCGGCCAGGCTGCAGTGCCCGGCACCGGGGGGAGTGCGGCAAAACTCCAGGCCAGTGCGGCCCCGACCACCTACGATTTTTCGACCAGCTCCAGCACGTTCACGATCACCTGGCAGGGGGTTACCTACCCGGTGTCGCTGGTGGCTAACTATGTCTCGATGTCGGGACTGCTGGCGGCCATCACCGAGGGACTCACTGGCTCCGGCCTGGTTGCGCAGGACAACGGCGGCACCGTACTAATAACCGAGGCGGCCAGTCCGTTCGCGGGTGGGGCGATAACTTCCTCTTCACTGCCTGCAGCTGTTTTCGGTGATGCCCCGGTTTACACCTCCGGCACGGCATCAACCGGCGGCAGCCCGGCGGTAACGGCGAATGTGACACTCGCTTATAACTCTGCCACGGGAACGGCCTTTTCCGGCATGCCGGAGGGGGTGCAACGGCTTTCACTTGCTCACCGCGGGAGTGAGTACCGCATTGTCTCAGCCGATGGTACAACGGCGACGGTGGCGCGCCTGGTTAACGGCGCTGTTGATGAGTCATGGCCGGGTTTCACCGCCAGGACGATGATTGACTATGAGGCCACTGGCCTTAACGACACGCTAAGCTGGCTGGGGCCGTTCCTCGTATGCCCTGAAAATGAAGTGGTGGATGCGTTCGAGGTGAATTTCTCCTTCCCGAACGGTATTTGCGGCTTTGACAGCAAGGGGAAAAAGCGGCTTCGGCATGTTGAGTGGGAGATTCAGTATCGCGTCTACGGTTCCGGATCGGGGTGGGTGAGTCACCAGGGAGAGTATGCACTTAAAAACGTCAACGGGCTGGGATTCACTGAGCGGATCACCCTCAGCTCACCAGGGCTGGTAGAGGTTCGCTGTCGCCGGCGCAATGAGCAGGGCTCAAACAACGCCAGGGATTCGATGTACTGGCAGGCACTGCGCGGGCGACTGCTGACACGACCTTCATCCTATCCCGGCGTGTCGCTGATGGCAGTGACCGTTGAGACGGGCGGGAAGCTGGCGGCGCAGTCGGACCGCCGCGTAAACGTTGTGGCCACGCGCGCCTATGAAACCGGAACGGCCAGAACTATCTCGGGTGCTCTGCTGCATGTCGGAAACTCGCTGGGGCTGGAAATGGATGTCGACACCATCACTGCGCTGGAATCAGCGTACTGGACGCCACGGGGCGAAAATTTCGATTTCGCCACGGGCGACAGTATCTCGGCGCTGGAAATGCTGCAGATGATAGCCAATGCCGGGAAGTCCCGCTTCCTGTTAAGTGATGGCCTGGCGACGGTCAACCGTGAGGGGATTAAGCCCTGGACTGGCGTGATCACTCCGTATGAGATGGTGGAGGAGCTGCAGAGCGGATTTACCGTACCGTCCGACGATGATTTTGATGGCGTCGACGTGACGTACATCAACGGGACTACCTGGGCAGAGGAGACCGTTAAATGCCGGACGCCGGACAATCCGACGCCAGTAAAAATCGAGAACTACAAACTCGATGGGGTACTGAGTCGGGATCACGCCTACCAGATCGGCATGCGTCGCCTGATGAAATACCTGCAGCAGCGGGTGACGTTCCAGACCACTACCGAGCTGGACGCGCTGTGCTACAACACGGGCGATCGCATCGTGCTCACGGATGATATTCCGGGTAACAACACGATTTCCTGTCTGGTGGAGGCGATGACAACGGCTGGTGGCGTGACAACGTTCACCGTTACGGAGCCGCTGGACTGGTCTTTCGAAAACCCCCGCGCGCTGATCCGCTATCAGGATGGCTCTGCATCCGGGCTGATGGTGGCGAGCAGGGTGGGCGATTTTCAGCTGTCAGTCCCGCACCTGAGCGAGTTTGATGACCCGATGAAGGTTGACTTGTCATCGGCAACCATCGAGCCGATCCGCCTGGTGTTCTGCGGCTCAACGCGCCACGTCTACGACGCCATTGTAGAGGAGATCGCCCCGCAGTCAGACGGAACCTGTCAGGTCACCGCTAAAGAATACCTCGAATCGTTCTACCAGTACGACGACGCCACATACCCCGGCGACGTCGCGTAATACCCCATAACAACCCCTAATTAACTCTTTTCGCTCAAACCCTCGTTTGGGCGAAGCCTCTTTTTGGAGCAAAAAACATGGCCGAACTTAACCCGCCACTGGGCACGACGACGCCGGAAATATTCATGGACAACGTTAAGCGCGCTGACGAACTGGTTAACGGTCCGGCAGGAACGGTTGACGACCGCGGCGGTGAACCGCTCGATACCTGGCGCGGAATGATGGCGAAGAATGAAGCCCTTACAGAGGAGACACGACAGAATCTGATTCCTCTCAGCCGCCAGTATGCGACGCTGGCTGCGGCGCAGGCGGATATCGCGAATATTCCGGTGGGCTCTACGACGTATTACCGCAGCCCGGACGATAGCGCGCTGGCTCTTGAGGTAATCAACAACGGCGGGACGTTGCAGCCTACCGGGCGGCAGATGCCGTCTAAGTCATATCTGGATTCTGTCAGTGCGGTGACTGGGCAGATTTATTCTGATGTAGGGCGCGGCTCACTGGTCATTAACTATTTCGACAAAGAGCGGACTACGGATGGTTTTGCGGTTGGCTCTACCGGCTCGCTGGTCGCAAATGCGGCGTACTTTGTGAGTGACATGATACCCGCACTCGACGGTACGCAGTATGTTTTCGCTGTGAATGTGTCACAACTGGCATTTTATGATTTACAGGGCAATTTCATTTCCTATGTTGCAGGCGCCACTGCCGGAACCGTTTTTACCACGCCAGCCAGGACTCGTTATATCCGGTTCTCGCAGACGCTGAGCACTGGCAAATCCGGACAGATGCTAATTAAAGGTACTTCTCTTCCTGCTGGTCACATTGGGGCCGGTCTGGTCGACCCTTTCTCCGCCAAACGAACTGCCCTGGAGCAGGCAATTGATATTAGCTCACGAGCGAACGCTCTGGTACGAAACCTGTTTGATAAAAACCGGGCTAACGACGGATATGCGCTCTCGACTAACGGCAGTCTGACGGCAAATGCCAGCTATTTTGTTACTGACTATATCCCGGTCCTTCCCGGAGAGAGTTACATCCTCTCATCTGGTACGCAGGTATTATGCTTCTATGATCCTGACCTGAGCAAAACGTCAAATATCACTGTCGCTGCTGCAACGACCTTTACCGTTCCGACTGGTTCCTGTTACCTGCGTTTCCAGAGCACACCGCTATCGGGTAAAGAAAGTCTGATGGTTGTTCGCGGAACCTCTCTGCCGTCATCTTATTTGGGGTTTGGCGCGCTGACAACTGCAGAGGCAACGGCAATCACCCAGTCAATCAGCTGGGGAATTGCGGACGGTACTCTGGCCGCCATACGCAATATGTTCAACAAGGATGTTGCGCTGGATAATTATGCGCTGGCGACTACTGGAGCGCCCTATGTGGCATCCGGATATTTTGTCACGCCATTTATCCCGGTAAAACCTAACACGCAATACATCGCAAGCAGTGCATCAGGTGTGGTTGTCTATTTTGATATCAACAAAACCAAAATTTTGAACACCACTATTGCTGCCGGAACCGTTTTTACCACGCCATCTGGTGCGGTTTATGTCCGGTTTCAGGTATACGGTCTTTCAGCAAAAAACACACTGATGATGGTTGAAGGCTCAGCACTCCCTGCGAGCTACCTGTCGTTTGGTTCGCCGACGTCAACTTACGTTGATACAAAATCGCTGACTGTAGCGCGCTCGGTCGCACTGTCCCTGCAAAAAGTGTCGGTGAATCTCTATAACAGTGAACTCGCCCTGACAGATACGGGTGTTTCTTATCAGACCGGCGGGTTGACATCTTCGGCGGGGTATTTCGCAACACCGAAAATGATGGTCACTCCTGGTGACTGGTTCGTGTCGACATATGGTTCAGGGGGAGGAGCGTTCTACGGGCTTGATGGTACATTCCTCAGCGGCTTCCAGAATCTGGTCGCAAATACGCCTTATGCTGTTCCTGATAATGCATATTTTGTTCGGTTCCAGGTCTACAACCTGACACGCCTGAACAGCCTGATGGTTTCACCTGGTCAGGCTGTTCCTGCTGGATATGTTCCTTTCGGTGGGCAGGGGCAGGAATTGCCCTGGCAGGGAAAGGGGATCGGATTCCTTGGTGACAGCATAACAAACACGGGGAATTACATTGCGCCACTACTTTCCCGGACTGGTATGCGCCAGATTGCCAATTATGGCGTACCTGGTCAGGGAGTCAGAACGATGGCTGATTCACTCAACGCCACCACTATTGATGCGATGGATTTCATTTCGATTCTGGGAGGGACGAACGATTACGGGGGAAATCGCCGGCTCGGGACAATTGCAGACGCCAGGGCGGATTATGACGATACGACGGTTAAATCGTTTTATTACGACGTGTTCTTCGTATTGAACAAAATCTATACCCTGAAACCAACGGTACGAGTGATGTTCAGTACGCCGATGAAACGAGGTACATTTGAAAGCCAGCCGGTTTATCCGGCGGCGAACTCAGCGGGCTTTACGTTGCCACAGTACGTGCAGGCCATTAGAGAAGTGTGCGCGTTATTCAGTGTGCCAGTCTGCGATTTGTTTGCTGAAAGCGGAATAAATCTCTATAACCTGAGTCTCTATACCGGGGATAACCTGCATCCGAATGCCGCTGGCGGAGAGTTGATAGCCCGGAGAATGGCAAGCGTTGTGAATATGCTTTAAAAAAACGCCCCCGGAGGCACGCCGGGGGAAAATACTGAATGACATTATTGCTGTGTGCGTCTTTGCGCATCGAGTATCTTCTAAGAAAATTCCTGGTGTTTCCAGATGTTTCTCGTCTTTAGAGTGCAACAAGGTCGCCGGGAGGCTCGTTAAATAACGTACGTGACAGGAGCCGCATATCGTCTATCTGATGTCAGGAACCGTTATATTCATCAGCTCCCACTGTTCTGAAGCCTGGCTGATAGCGGCCTCAGCCTCCATCATTTGCTCAGAAAACCGTTTTGTTCCTATGCCACATCCGGAACATTCCACATAATGCACATAAAAATAGGTGATTCCATCGGTTTCCGGCTTTGTCATCACCATTGGCTCACACTGACACAATCTGCATACTGTCATTTTTACCTCACAAAATATCCGGCAGTGCGTTGTTGATTGAGTGGATCGTTGCGATACCTTCCACGATGGCATCTGGCCCACGGCGAACGCCGACACCTTGACCGTTTTTAACGGTTACATCTCCCGTCACTATCCCAGTGGCATAGTTCAGCCAGGCGCATCCAGCCTGGCTGGCGATAGTTCCTGCCGTATTCCCCAGCCTCATATTCCCGTCCATCACAACAGGCCCGTATTTTGTGTCGCCGTGAATATCACACTGCGCATTTTCAATAGCCACCATTCCGCCTGAGACATTAAAATTGAATGTCCCTCCGTTGATTACCATTTTCGTAAACTCATGGTTTGAAGCCCCCTGGGCAGACTGACCGGCCTGATCGCCGTTATAACTACCATTACAGCCATTCAGGATCATTTTTCCGGCACCGCCTACAGGCGCATGCTGCCCGAAGCCATCATTTGAAATCCGCCAGGCACGCACGTTATTACAGATTATCAACTCATTTCGCCCCGTACCACCAACACCGGCATTCGCACAGTACTCAATAACGGAGTCATTGACGGTCAGGAAGCCGGTGCCTGCCGGTTGCGTGGATAACCCGCAGGAAATGCCATTAATCATGCAATAGCGCGCGATACAGTCATTCACCGTAAGGAGTCCAAACCCGGTTGTCGCTACCCCAAAATTACGCCGGGATATTTCAATCGAGTGCAGAGCAGGGTCTGAATCATCCGGTAACCGGACATAAATAATGCCTCCTGCATATCCATACTCACCAGCTGCTGGCGTGGTCGGCGTGGAGGTGTTTTGTAGTAGTTTAAAAAGAAAATCATCTCTGTCACCGACCGTCTCCGTCATTGATGTAACGACCACCTGAAGCACAGAGGTATACCCCAGTGTTTTCTGAAAAATCTGACCGTTCTGAGTCCACCCGGATGTATGTTCTTCAGATCCAAAGGTGTACCACGGTTCACCATCAACGCCTGATAAGGTCACATTCTCGGTGGTGTTAAATACAACCTCCTGTCGTAGTGGAGAACTTTCCGGGGCAATAATCTTTATTTCATAATCGGAAAGACCGAGGCATAACCCCTGCGCCAGACCGAGGCTGTTCACTGGATCATCGACTGACCCTTTTCCCGACGCTTTTCCTCTGACCGTATCCACATAAAGCGGATTAGGAGGATAATTTCTTAACACGCCTGGTGTTCGCCAGGCCGTCCGCCATGACTGGTAAACACTCATTTAAGCCACCTTTGTCAGTCTGACGGCGAGTAATGCGATGGCAGTGGGCAGGGTATCGCTGGAAGACGCGCCATTTCGTCCGATGCGAAGGGTAGTATGCCGTGTAGGGTCAACGGTGAGATCAAGCGCTAATTGTGTTTCCACTGCAATAAACGGTGTGCCATTAACCGGAACGACCGCAGCATAACCTGCAGGCTCCTGATTGAAAGACTCACCGGCAGACCAGCTATGCCGCTCACCTGAAAGGCTCACATTGAAATTGTTGTTAGCAACGAGGTTTGTCCAGATCAGGGATATACGCATTTTTGACCAGTGAGACGGCAGGTCTATCATTTTGGTGATGGATGCGTTTACCCCATGAGTGAACTGCCAGCCCGCGAGGCGACTGGCTATCATGCCAAAACTGGCACTCCCTACAGCAAGGTCAAAGTCTTTCGCCGGAATGGTAATGTTTGCAATCGCGTTTGCAGGATCGGCCGTGATACCGTCGACTTCCACCTGTAGCTCAAGGAATTGTTGTTTTGTGGGTAACGTTGCAGCTGCTTCAACAGCCGTATCCCTGGCCTGAAAAACATCATCAGTGATGGCATCCACCTGTTTCTGATATCCCTTCATGGTGGGGAGCTCATCACCACCTCGGTTTTGCCAGGTATCATCTTCACTGTTCATGGCGCGATCAAGATCGCCAGCATTACGTAACAAGACCTCTGGTGTCGTCGAGCCGAGTGGAGGAGTCAGGGCCATGTTTTTTGCTCCAAAAAGAGGCTTCGCCCAAACGAGGGTTTGAGCGAATGGCCGCGGCTTTTTACAATCAGCTATTTCAAGGAGTTAGATAGTGCTGATTGGCTATGCTCGGGTATCAACCGGGGATCAAAACCTTGATTTACAGAAAAATGCGCTGATTCGCGCAGAATGTGAGCTGATTTACGAGGATACGGCGAGCGGAAAGAATGCCCGGCGGGCTGGGCTAAAGCGCGCGCTGCGGCAGCTAAAGCCGGGTGATGTGCTGGTGGTCTGGAAACTGGATAGGTTGGGGCGCAGCGTGCGGGATTTAATCACGTTGGTGTCAGAGCTGCAGGCGCGTGGGGTGAACTTTCGAAGCCTGACTGACTCGATCGACACATCAACGGCCGCGGGGCGTTTCTTCTTCCACGTCATGAGCGCGCTGGCAGAGATGGAACGAGAGCTGATTGTGGAGAGGACCCGCGCAGGACTGGTGGCGGCGAGAGAGCAGGGGCGTATCGGCGGACGTCGCCGGGTAATGACTGAAGAAGTGGTGGAGCGGTGCCGCAGAATGCTGGAGAACGGCGCTACCCGGCAGCAGGTAGCCGATGTGATAGGTGTAGACGTGAAAACAATCTACAAGTACCTCCCGGCGACTTGAAGGCAAAGATTTCACTACTTTTCCTGATATGTTACGTTTGGCTTAATCAATTCATTCAGCTTTGAAAACAGTTTGGTTTGTTCGTGAACGGTAAGAAAACAATAAGTTTTGAGCAATTTTTAACTATTAACAGCAATCTTGTTTCCATCTCAGATACATGGGCTGACTTGTGGGCGTTAATTTTTCACACGGGTTTAAGCGCTGGAAGGCTGCTGAGTATTCGATATGATGATATTGATGGTGACTTGATACTGATACGAAAACAGGGTCACCTGAAGGAGCTACGTGTTAAATCAACCCCTCCAGTGGAGGCGATGATTGCTCGTAGAAGAGAACGCTATCCAGAAGATGTTTTTTTATTTCAGAGCCATTCTAACCGTGTGAAGTACCAACGCCGGCCGGTCACTATAATTGCTTTCAACGCCGCTTTACGTCGCGCCGCTAGATCATTACCAGACGTTAACGTAAGCAGTAGTAGCGCGAGAAACATACCGGACTAACCGCCTGTCCAGTCGCGTGTGGCCGATGTGACAGGCGTGGGGGGGAAGACTATTTACAAATATTTGCCAGTACAATACGGCGATAAAAAATCCCCTTGAGCAGGCACACTCAAGGGGAAAATACTACATAACATCATTGCTGTGTGCGTCTTTGCGCTCGTCTATCTTCCAAGAAGATGCCTAAAGCTTCCAGATATTTCTGGTCTGAGCAGTTAAAACATTGGTTTGGTAGCCGATGTGATAGGAGTGGGAGTAAAGACGATTTATAAATATTTTCCAGCCGGTTAAGTTTGCTCACCTGCGAACCGTATGCAAGAGATCGCAGGTGAGCAATTTGCTATTAAGGCATTGCCATAGCTGAAAAATTTTAACCTCGCATTGTTCGCAAAACCATCAAACAGCTAAGGCCTGAAAACACTTTCAGACTAACCTTACTCGTTACATCAATGTGTTACGGCAATGACAAAAATTTATAGCCAGAACCTATATTGATCTGTCGCCCTGTTAAAACTACTGTATATAAAAACAGTATTAATCTGAGCGAGTCAATTATGCAGTTTTACACGCCCGTTGAGTTACGTGAGATCATGCTGATCCCGTTGTACAGTGACCTTGTGCAATGTGGTTTTCCAAGCCCTGCACAGGATTACGTTGAGCAACGCATCGATCTGAACGAGTTGCTCGTTAACCACCCCAGTGCGACGTATTTTGTCAAAGCCGCCGGCGACAGCATGAAGGATGCCGGCATAGGAGAAGGTGATCTTCTTGTTGTGGATAGCTCAAGGACAGCAGTTCATGGCGATATCGTTATCGCTGCAGTGGATGGGGAATTCACCGTTAAGAAGCTGCAGCTGCATCCGCGGGTTCAGCTTAACCCAATGAACCCTGCATATTCGCCGATAGTCGTGGGTAGCGAGGATACTCTCGATGTGTTCGGGGTCGTAACTTACATCATCAAATCGGCTGGCTGAAATGTTTGCACTTTGCGATGTGAACTCATTTTACGCATCGTGCGAGACCGTTTTCCGTCCTGACCTGAAGGGGCGGCCGGTGGTCGTCCTGTCAAACAACGACGGCTGCGTGATCGCTCGTTCGCAAGAGGCGAAGCCCTTCGTCAAAATGGGTGAGCCTTATTTCAAGCAAAAGGACATGTTTCGCCGGCACGGTATTATCGCGTTTAGCAGCAACTATGAGCTTTATGCCGATATGTCCAACCGAGTGATGACAACGCTGGAGGAACTATCTCCACGCTGCGAAATTTACAGTATTGATGAGGCATTTTGCGATCTGACTGGTGTTCGTAACTGTCGCGATCTTACCGATTTTGGCAGGGAAATTCGCGAGACGGTTCTGCGCAGGACGCACCTCACGGTCGGCGTCGGCATAGCCCAGACTAAAACCCTGGCGAAGCTGGCCAATCATGCTGCGAAACAGTGGCAGCGACAGACCGGAGGAGTGGTGGACCTGTCTAATCTGGAAAGGCAGAGGAAGTTGATGGCTTTGCTTCCGGTGGATGAGGTCTGGGGCGTCGGGCGCCGCATCAGTAAAAAACTGGAGGCCATGGGGATTAAAACGGTACTGCAACTGGCGGATACCGATATCCATTTTATCCGGAAGCATTTTAATGTGGTTCTGGAGCGAACTGTGCGGGAGCTGCGCGGAGAGCCATGTCTCGGTCTTGAGGAGTTCGCGCCGGTAAAGCAGGAGATTGTCTGTAGTCGCAGCTTTGGGCAGCGGATTTCCACCTACGAAGAGATGCGCCAGGCGATATGCAGCTACGCCTCACGTGCAGCGGAGAAACTCCGTGGTGAGCATCAGTACTGCCGCTTTATCTCAGCATTCGTTAAAACCAGCCCCTTTGCGCTGAATGAAGCGTATTACGGGAACAGTGCATCGGTAAAGCTGCTTACGCCGACCCAGGATAGCCGGGACATCATCACCGCGGCGACAAAATGTCTTGATGCCATCTGGAAAGATGGGCATAGATACCAGAAAGCAGGCGTGATGCTTAGCGATTTCTACAGTCAGGGCGTGGCCCAGCTTAACCTGTTTGACGATAACGCACCGCGGAAAAATAGCGGAAAACTGATGGAGGTCCTGGATCATCTGAATGCCAAAAATGGGAGAGGGTCTCTGTACTTTGCCGGCCAAGGAATCCAGACTACCTGGCAGATGAAGAGAGAAATGCTATCCCCGCGCTATACTACGAGGTTCTGTGACCTGCTCAAAGTTAGATGATTCGGCCATTAATGGTAATGGTGACGCTACTACAGTCCGCTTAGAGCGAAAAGCGGAAGTTCGCAATCACTCTCATTGCTGATAACGGCTGTACCCATATCAGACTAGCATATGTTGTCACTTACTCTATTCAGGTGACTGATTCTCAAATATAGGTGTGTGCAGCAGCGAAAACCATTAGTGCGTTCATTTCTCGATTCATCCAGAGTATTAAAGGTATTGCTGTGTTTGCAGCGGATCCAGCCATCAGCGCATTTGTAAAGCGGGTACCGCGCAAAAGGCTTAAGCAATGGGATGAAGTACTGTTCAAGACTGAAGCAGAACGGAAGCGCTGGATACAGCACCAATCACAGCCGAAACAGATGGGATACTGTATGCTTGGAGGTCAAAGGCTATACCTGCTAAAAGAGTGATCCGTAAAAAATTCCTATTTTATAGATATACGTGTAATCTGTATTTTCCTGACGTTAGCCGGGGATTTCCGGCCTCTCTGTACTCGTCGTTTCTCGACATGCCGATGGTTGCCACTTGTCGCGCTGGGCCGCGTATCGCCGCCGCTCTTCGCTAAGGGTCGCCGAAGGTTTCTTATCGCCTCGTAAGGGGCGTAGCGTTATTAGTTTGGGCTATGCGCTTGCGCTAAGAATCGTCAGGATTGTATAGAGAGAACGATTTATGACTAAACAACATAAAATCGGCTTAGTTAAAGTGCTCGAAACTACTACAGTAGTTTTGGCCTTTATCAACGAGTCGTGGACTTTCGTTGAAAAGGTGCTGAGCCTCTTTAACATAGTCCCTAACTACATGACTTTAAGTATGAGTACACCTAGCGATTGGTTGCATAAATTTGAAATCAAGACTGAACGTTGGGTTTTTGTGCCAAGCAAAGAGACCCTGGAACGAGGGCGGCAAATCCATGCTTACATTAAGCAAAAATGGAAGTATCCGCGCTATATGTTCCATTTGAGAAATGGTGGTCATGTTGCGGCCGCTAATTTTCATTTAAAAAGCAATTATTTTAGCTTGATTGACGTAAGTGATTTTTATGGTGCGACTAGTCAAAGTCGTGTTACGCGGGAGCTTGGTCGATTAGTTCCTTACGTTAAAGCCAGACAAATCGCTAGGCTGTCGACAGTAGCAAACCCGAATAGAAACGGGTTTAAGCACGTCATTCCCTACGGATATCCCCAGTCGCCAATATTGGCCAGCCTATGTTTTCACCACTCTTTTTGTGGCGGGGTCATTAGTTCGATCAGTAAATCTGAGCGTGTTTTCGTCAGTGTTTATATGGATGACATTCTTCTATCAAGTGACGACATGAATCTCTTGGTCGAGGCATTTGATACCGTAAGACAGGCTTTACGGAAGTCAGGTTATAAAGTCAATGAAAACAAAACACAGTCCCCATCTCCCAAAATTCAAGTATTCAACTTAGAGCTTGGGCACAATCATTTACGTGTCACCCCCAAAAGGATTGTTGAGTTCCTTAAGGTTTTCATTTCCAGTGCCAATGAACATGAAAGAAAGGGGATTGCTTCGTACGTTGGCAGCATCAATAAGTCGCAAGCTAAACTCTTCAGATAG